CAGCATGATTAAACCATTAACACGAATTGTTGGCAAAAGTCAAGTCAAAATCAGGGCATTGACTAAAATTATTCCCGCCAAAAAAATCAAGGAAAACCTAAAAAACTTTGTTAATACGGTTATACCACTCATGCCACCAGCATTGCTGGAATTTGAGGACCAACGTCAATATCTTGTACCTAAAACACTATTTGATGTCCTAGTATCAGACGAAGATGTTGACGATTGGAATAACCTCCTTGCTAGATTTAATGACCTGTTAGGTAACCTTACTAAGGTTCTTAATAACATTAGGAAGATTGACTATCATAAGATAGTAACTGATAAGTTACTAGAACAGGAGATCAGTAACAGAAAAATTAAACTTACTGAGAAACTTCTTGAGAAAGATACTGAGAAGGAGAAGGAAAAGAAAGATGGATTGTTATCAGATGTTAAAATAGATAATCTTACTGAAATTCTTTTAGCAGCGGGATTTGCTGCCGCTGTACCATTTACAAGTAACAGAAAGAATGTTAATCCTTTAGATGCCGCTACAATTGAAAGTGCAGGTGCAAGTGGTGCTGATCTAAAAGCAGCGGCTCATCTTGCTACGCTTGAGGCATCATCACCACAGGATGTTGCTGATGTCATGCAAGTTATGCTGAATAGAGCAGAAACAAATCATTCTGGATATGGTCCACTTATTCAGCAGATTATTGCTCCTGAACAGTTCTCACCTTATTCTGCTGCCATTTATGGTGATAGTGCTGATAAAAATGCTGCTTCTTATTATGGATCATTAAATGTTACTCCGCAGGAGATTGTTTCATTAGCATCAGAACCTGATGGTATTGAAAAACTAGTAGAGAGATTTGGTACTGGTAATGCTGCTATTGCCAAGCAAGTTCTCAATGATTTTGAGAACGAAGGACCACTATCTAAGGAAGCAGCAAAGGTTATTGGTGGTATGGTTTCATTCCGAGGAATGAATAGTGAGGTTGGACCTAATTTTACTCAGAGACATAAACGTGGTAATAAATTCTTTGCTACTGGTGGTATTATATTACCCAAACTATTAAATCAGTATAATCTGTGGTATAATACTGATGATAAAACTAGTGATATTTCAAACTTTATTGTTGATAGACCAACGATTATTGATGTTCAGAGTATAGGTGAACCATTGATTGTTATTCCTACTGAGAGACCTATAGGTCATGAGGTGCTGAGTATCTTATTCAAAGAACCATTTAGAAAGATCGAAAAGATCTTTGAACGAAGGGAGCAGGAAGCGAAACCACAAACACCTATTGAAAATAATACCACATCAATCAATAGGACAACGATACCACAATCAGAGAAACCTAAACGTAAGTCACAGAAGTCTTCGACGCCCACACAAGATCCTTTGAAGACCTTTACACTCAACAGTGATAATTCTATTAATATGTTGAGTTTAGGCACTAAGCAAAGTGAATTTTCGTCGATAGTAACTGAGTTTAATAACGCTCTAAGTAAGTCTTCATCATCACATGGATTGGAAAGTAACATACATACAGTATCGCAAAAAACCGATAATGTTTTCGGATCAAAAACTATTTTAATGACCCAAGATATTTTTGTAGAGGAATAAATGTCAGCATCAGAATCAAATAAGCAAACTATACAGGCATTTGTATATGATATACCTAGTGCCAGTAAATTAACTGATATTGCCCCCGAAGGAGATCCTCTTAACTTTCCTGAGGTGATATCATTTAATTATTATGAAAATGTGCTTGATCCATTTATTCAGGCTGATATCACAATCCTTGATTCTTCAGGTGTAATTGATAAGGCATTTGGTAACTGTGGCATCAGACAGTTCTGTCCTGTAGAGATTATTGTTAATGATCCAAGTAATGAAAAAGACTGGGAACGTGAGAGATCAGTATTTGAATTTAGTGGTAATAATTGTTTTTATATCAACAGGGTTAAAGATCAGATAACTCAAGGAAAGAAGAAACAATATACATTAGAACTTGTGACTCGTGATGGTCTTGTGGCACTATCGCGAACAATCAAGAGTGCATGGCCACCCGATGATTCTAAAGGTATTGATTATAATACAGTTGTTTCTGATGTTCTTAATAAGTATATTAAAACATCTAAAGATTATTCATATGTCATGGATGCTATGAGTGAGAGTGTTGATAAGGTCATGGGTAATGGTAGGAAACCTATTGAGTTAATTAATAATATCTGTACTAGGGCAACTCCTAAAGGAACTGCTACTGGAGGTGGAGTAGAAGAAACAAGACCTACTGGATATGCTTTCTATGAAACATATGACAGTTATAAATTTGACTCAATCTATAAGTTATTAACAGAACCATCAAATATTAATGTTAATCATGGTGCTTACAATGTAAGTTTTGTGAACGATAACGAAACTAGTGAAGAACAGGCATCATATTCTATTTTAGGATATAAATTTTATGATGGGACAACTCAAACAAGTTTATTAGAAGAAATTACTGCTAAAACGCGAGGTAAGGCAAAAACTCTTGTTATAGATCAAGAAAGAAGTTCTTATAAAACAATTGAAAAACTAACTCCTGAAACTGTAGTTTCTCCTTGTCTTAAAGCATCATCAGATAATGATTTTGCGCCAGTAAAAACTGTTACTCAGAGCGAATACCAAATTGAGTATTATAATACTTGCGAACCTGATGCGTTAGACAATAGACCACCTAATCCAGAGTTATCATCAATGAATTATGGTGCTCTTTTAGATACGTTGAAGAGCAGAACATCGACTATTAAAATTAATGGCAATCTTTCATTATCTGCAGGAAATCATATCTATATTGATTTTCCTGAAATTCAAGGTGATGGTATTAAGCAGACTGAATTGAGTGCTAAATATTCAGGATACTATTTGATTACTAAAATCAAACATTATACGCAAGATATTCAGCATGTATACACTATCGCAGAAATTTGTAAATTAGTAACATCATGAGCAATAGTTTTCCTACAAATTATACCGGTGAAGAACTCACTAAAGCAGGCACCACTATGTTGGGGGTGGTTGTTTCAGTAAAGACAAAAGGTGCTCCCGGATATTATCAAGTAAGACTATTTGCAATTCATGGATATTGTGATATTAATGAAGAGAATTGTGAAGAAGATGTAGTAAAAAAAGCAGCACTTCCATGGATTGCTACTACACAATCTGATCAAGCAAATGCTGCTATCAGAAATAATAATGTCAAGCAACTTACTAAAGGTCAGTTTGTATTAGTTCGATTTGATGGACCGAATTATACTAGTCCTCTAATTATCTCCACGTATAAACTACAGCATCCTGCTTTAGGCAATAAAGAAACTTTTAATCAGTCAAAACCATATATTATTGCAGGATTAGTTAAAAAAGCAGAGAATGGCGAAATCAGTGGTTCTCGTGCTGAAGGAGATTGTCCTGCAATCGTAACTGATGCAACTGACATTCAGGATAATGGCACTAGCACTAAGTCTGCTAGTAAATGTGGCACAGGCGGAGGATTATCCAATAATATTGGTGCTGTAATTGGTGATTTCATGAAAATCATCCAAGATAGCGATGGCAAGATTGGTTCTAAGTTTGTGAATGGTATCACTGGTGAGTTATTCTCCATTACTGGATACGTTCAGAAATATCTTGCTTCCATTACATCAATTATTCGTAACGGTATTGGATGGATCAAGGCAATTATTACTAAGGAAGTTAGAAAAGCAATTGATTCACTTGTTAAGGCGATAATGGTCCCTATCAAAGGGATTACATCAACAATTAATGAAACACTTGAGAAAGTCCTTAATATGATTTTCTGTAGTTTTGGTGATATTGAGGGTATGATCTCCAATATGATCGAAGGTCTTCTTAATACACTTGTAGATTCTGCACTCAATTCTATATTTGGTTGCTTGAATACATTAGTTGATGGAATTATGAATGAGATCATGGGAGAAATCCTAGGATTGATGAGTAATATTATAGGTGTTTTTGAAAATATTGCTGGTATCATTGGCGGATTTGGTGATATGTTCGGTACGGCAATCAATTCTATATTAGAACTTTTGGGAATTAGTTGTGGTGGTTCTGGATCATGTTCTACTGCTGCCTCAAATGCATTGGTAACTGCTTTCAATAATCCTGGTGAATTTGGATTAACCAATGGCATTAAAGCAGGTCTTAATAATGGATTAAGTGCTCTTGATGGAGTATCAGGTTCTATCGGTAAAGAAACTTCAAAACTGAACTCTGAAGCAGCAGAATTTGCTAAGGGGGTTGACTTAGGCACAGCAAATGTTCCTGGTGTATCTACGACCAATCAAGCATTGAAGAATGCATTTACCACAGCTAATAATCTTGCTGCTAGTAAAATAGGTAATGTATTTGATTTCTGTAATAATCTTTCCAATGGATATGATGGTTCGACTGGATCCTCAACAACACCAACAAATCCAGACATTAAAGATGACGGCACTTCAGACCCAATACCTACAGGGACTATTACACCATCAACTACTATTGCTGTTGTAGTCGGTCCTGTTGATAATAAGTTTGATGCAGTTTATAAGATGACGCCTATTGGAACTAAAGTTTCTACAGGTGGGACACAGAAAGTTAAAATATTCAGAAACAATGGTGAAGAGAATGGTGTTATTATTTTCACCGTTCACTTGAAGTCAACTGATACTGCTAGAGTTGTTGGTATTACTCCTGGTATTGTCAGTGGAGGTGATCTTACATTAGGTGGATCTTTAGAAGAAAATCAGTATGCTACAAACCCATCTGGAATGAGTTCTCCTGAATTCCCCATGTCTGGTAATGTTATCACATCTAAGAAAGTTTATTTTCCTAAGAATGTCAAAGAAGTTATTGTAGATATTCCAACATTAAAAAATAATTCCCCAGAATCTGGGACAACTGAGTTAACTTATACTGCTACAATTTATAGAGCAGTTGATGATCTTGATTTAAATCAGTATCCTTATAAAAATCTTCCTACTACATCATCAATCTTACATTCATCTACGTTAAGTATTGGGTTCGTTCAAGATCCAGTCCCTGATCCAACACCCGAACCTGGAGTTATTCCTCCTCAACTAGTCTTTAAAGATATTACTTATTCTATAAGTAATATAAGCGTAACTGCTGGACAACCAGCACAGTTTAAGATTATTAGAGCACCATTATTAGCAGAAGAAACAATAATCAGATGTGCTACATCTGATGGTACTGCTATTAATAATGTTAATTATGAAGGCGGGTTGGCTGAGATAAAATTTAAAGCAGGAGAATCTACGAAAATTTTCTCCGTAAATACTATAGAAAATGCTGCTCTTGTAAATCAATCATTATATTTTAATGTTACATTTACTGATCTTCAATTACCTCCTGGTAGTTCTTCTAACTTAGGTGGAACAGGATCTATAAATGGAACTTCCATAGGAGCAGGAATTGTCAAGAAAGCAACTATCAATTATACACCAGTTCAAATTCCTTCCCCAATATGTCCTGCTGAGATCTTGATTACTGAACCACCAGTAACATGTTTAGTTCAGGAAGTTAATTTCCCATTAGAGTTAGGTTTTATTGCTAAAACTAGTGTTCCTGGATATGTATTGTCGTATGAATGGCAGAGAACATATGATCCTTCTGCGACATGGACTACAGTGACTGACGGAACAAGAAACGAACTCATAGATGAACTAGTCACAACATTTGGTCCTTCTGATGTAACTTTTGTTGATGGTAATGGTGTTAGTGTAACTCTTGATGGTTGGGATACTCAAACTGTCCAACAATCAGCATCTATTACATACACGGGTGCTACTACAAGTGAATTGAGTGTTGCTCAACCATCATACTTAATCAATGATGAAGAATATTATCGCTGTATAATTACTGCTACACCAACTACTCCTTCTGTATTCACACCAACATTAACTGAGACCACTGAAAATATTTACATTGGCATGACAAAGACTGGTGTTTATCTCAGTTCAGTTAATTGTGCTCCTCCTGGAACTTTAGCAGATGGAGATCCTATCACATATGATAGTGCTCCAAAACCATTAAATCCTATCACTGCTGATACTGCCCAGTGTGAAGTTATTACACCAAATCCAGTTGTCCCTGATGATGTAAATATAGGTGATACTGATGATGATGATGATGATGTTGATGATGTTGATCTGCCAAGTGATCCAACTAATCCAACAACACCATTTATTGTTCCTACTATTGATGAAGAACTACCAATTCCAAAAACTCCAGTAGTTATTGATCCAGGTGGCGGTGTAGTTTCTGTTCCTATTCCTAGTAATCTTCCTAATTATAAGTATCCTCCATTAATTCCTATTTCTGGACTAGGTACTGGTGCTGTTGCTAAAGCAGATATTGATGAAAATGGTAAATTAATCAATATTATAATTAAATCGAAAGGATTTGGATATCCACCATCAAGTTTCGATCAGTGTGGTATTATTACATCTATCGAGGTTACTAATGCAGGAGGTTTTTATGAATCCTCTCCAACCGTATATGTCAATGATGATCCAACTATTGCTGTTGCAGCGATTGATGAAAACGGTAGAGTGGCAGAAATTAGAATAACTAATCCTCAGAGTGTTGTATATGACAGAATACCAAGTATATTCATACAGGGTGATGGCGTTGGCGCATCTGGTGTTGCCGTGGTACAATATGTACCATGCGATCAAGTTGATGATCGCTATCTCAATGTAGTCAATAAATACAACGAGAGCACACTTGGAATAGTAAACGTAGTAGACTGCCCGTAAATTATGTCACAATCTGTAAAACAATCAGAGCTCCAAGGCTCAGTTAAAATAGAAGAAACAGTCAATGAACTCAGAGAATTTATTACTGATGGTTCTTTTGCTTTCAGAGAAACTGTTAAACCTGGTGATAGATCATATGAGATGGCTCATTATCGCGGATCGCGAATTCGTTGGCAGGAAGATGGTTCAGTATTATTAATTGCTAGAAGTGCTGAAGCAACTCCTATCGAAGGATATCTTGATGTTAAATCATCTGGGTATATGCATTTTGTTTCAGGACATAATATTAAGTTGATAGCTGATGGACATCAAAAAACTGGTGGCGGCGAAGCAGGATCTGATGATGAAAAGTCTGTAGAAATACGTGGTCCAGGAGATATTGTTATCCAATCTGATGGTAAGGGTGGTGTTGTTATTAATGCTGCTAAAGATATTGAACTGATAGCTGGTGGTAGTATTAAATTAAAGGCAGCAGAACAAGTTAGTATTCAAACGGGAAGTTTAGCACCAGGATTAGGAATTCTTGGAAAGGATCTTGGTAGTGGTAAACTTACCATAGCAACTGGAATTTATGAACTTGGTTGTACGAGTTATAAGGAAACTGTAACTGGAAGTAAGACTGAAGAAAACTTTGGCGAAGTTATTAGAGACCAGAAACCAAGTATCGCTGCACCTACTTTACCAAATCAACATATTACTACAGATGAAACTACTGGAACTTTAGTTCATAAAATTGGATGTGATTATATCCTTGATGTTGGTGGTAAGATGAAGGTCAAAGTTGCTAATAATCCCTTAGCAGTAGGACCATTGACACCAGAAATGCCTCTTCATGCTGTGAAGCAAGAGATTTTTGGATCCAGAACTACAACTCTTCAAACATTAGGAACTCCTCCTTACGCTCAGGATTATCTTAGCATTCCTACGGGTAATGTATTTACTGAAATTGGTGCTGCCCTTCCTGGAACAACTGCATGGGCTGTTGAGAGTCAAACTAAAGGTGATATTGTTGCTCAGGCATCTGTTATTGGAAGTATTGGATTGCAAACAGGAGCAACACCTTCTAATGCTATTCTTCTTCAAAATGCCGGTGGATCGATTAGATTTGAAGCAAACGGTGCTATTGGAATGATTCAAATGCTAGCAACAAAAATGATACAAGGAACAGCATTGAAAATCAATCTGAACTGATGATACTTGGTAAACATTGTTTTACGGAAGCATATGGTTGTCCGTTTGAACTTCTAAATGACGAGCAGTATTTAAAAGACCAGATTATTCAGTCTCTAAATAAAACTAGTTTAACCTTGTTGGATATTTCTTCCTATAAGTTTGAACCACAGGGTGTCACCATTGTAGCACTATTGTCTGAAAGTCATATTAGTATTCATACTTGGCCTGAAAGAGGAAGTGCAGCACTAGATGTATTTACTTGTGGAGAAAGTAATCCAGAATTAGCAATGGAACATATGTTGATGGCACTCGAAGCAAAAGATTATAATACCAATTGCATTAGGCGTTAATGTATAAAGTAACTGTTAAAAATGTAATCACAGAGGAAGAGGGCATTGTAAAAGCATATTTCCTTAACGGAATTCCATTTACATTTGATTCATTAGATGATGATGAGAAGGAACAAGAAGAAGTAGTTGCAGAAGCAATTGACCACCCATGCATTTCAATTGAACTCATTCATCAGAAATCAGCATATTTATTACAAGAAGGTTTACATCCACTGCTCAGTAGTATAACATTAGATCCAGAAAGTATTCTACCCGACATTCTCAATGAAAATTAATTTGTGGTACTCCCAGACACAACGTCAATGGAGATGGTCGTTATGTGACGACACTGATAAAATGAGACAAGAATCCGGTCAAAGACCATTTCTTCGTGATGCTATGGAAGATATAGCACATACTGTTGAATACATGCTTGACATTGAAGAAGATTGCTGATATAATATAAGTTCCTTCCGTGTGAACGAAGTCACTGTGCTTCTTTAGAGATCAGGGTAACCTGATCTTTTTTTGTAGTTATAAATAACCCAGAAGAACCCTCTTGTCTATAACTACAGATGGCATTAAATAGATTAACAAATTTGATTGCTACCAGAAATGGTAGGATGCTTTATGTCAACTCTGATGATTTTAATGCATCAGATTTGATTTCTAATAATGGTAACTCACCTACGAGACCATTCAAAACAATTCAAAGAGCATTACTAGAAGTTGCTCGCTTCTCATATGTAACGGGACAGAATAACGATAAGTACGATCAATTTACAATTAACATATCACCTGGTGATTATGTAATCGATAATCGCCCTGGTAAGTCAAACAGTGCTGAAGTTTCTGAATTATCAGATCAGTCAAACTTTGATATTTTAGATCCTAATAACGATCTTTATAAGTTTAATGCTACTGCTGGTGGACTTGTAATCCCTAGGGGTACTTCACTTGTAGGTATGGACTTGAGGAAAACGAGAATTCGTCCTCGTTATGTTCCAGATCCTGCTAATAGTGCCTACGCAAGAACATCAATTTTTAATGTAACTGGTGCATGTTACTTCTGGCAGTTCTCACTATTTGATGCTCTTCCTACATCTGATTCTTCAGGTAAGGGTGGTGTTTACAATGCACCCAACAGCACATCAATTGTAAACTCTGACTATTCTCACCATAAAGTTACATGCTTTACATATTCAGATCAAAGTGATCTGGATCTGTTCTATGCCAAGGCAGCAAGAGCATTTGCTTCAATTCCAACATCTGCTGGTGAGTTAGAATCAAGAATTCAAGAGACTAGAATTGTTGGTCCTTTGCAGCAGTCAGGACAGCAAGGTATTTCTACAGCTACTGTTAGTGGTTCATTGGTAACTATTGTAACTGCTGGTCCTCATGAAGTATTTGAAGGACAGCAGATTACAATTGAAGATATTTCGGGGGTTTATAGTTCATTAAATGGAAGTTACTATGTAACCACAGTTACTAATGATAGTCAATTAATTATTACTGTTCCTGGTCTTGCATCAGGTTCAATTCCTGCTAATGATCTTACGAATGCTATTGTAAAGGCTGAAGTTGATACTGTTGACTCATCTTCACCTTATATCTTTAACTGTTCCTTGCGTTCTACCTATGGTCTTTGTGGACTATGGGCTGATGGTAGTAAGGTCAGTGGATTCAAATCCATGGTTGTTGCACAGTTTACTGGAGTTTCACTTCAGAAGGATGACCGTGCGTTCGTTAAGTTCACTGAGACTACATCACCCAATCCTAGTTTCGTATTGGAAGGTGGATCATCTGATTCAGTAGCACTTCACCAAGATTCTGCTGGTTATGTTTACTACCGTGGTGATGCTACAGATGGTTGGAGACATTATCACATTCGTGTATCTAATAATGCATTCATTCAATCAGTTTCTGTGTTCGCTGTTGGTTATGCCGAGCAGCATTTGATTGAAGCAGGTGGTGATTATTCTATCACCAACTCTAACTCTAACTTCGGTACAATGGCACTTTGTGCTGATGGTTTCCGTCCCGATGCATTTACACTTGATAAGAAAGGATATTTCTCACACATTGTTCCTCCACAGTCATTAGAAACACAAGAAACTGATGTTCCTTATTATCCTTTGGATGTTCAGAAGAGTAGGGATGGTATTAGTGCTAATGGTGTTGGATCAAGGTTATACTTGTTTGAACAAACTGATCCAAATAAAACTCCAGTATTTGATATCAACCAATATAAAGTTGGTGGTAGGATAGGTGATAAAGTTTTTGCTAACCTTACTAATCCTACTAATAGTCGTATTGAAGAGTTTCAAGCAATAATTAATCCAAGTGGTATTGAAGAGCATACGATTAGTTCTGTAGATACTGCTTTTGATACATTTGTTACAGCTAGCACCAATAACTTTGAGACTGCTACACCAATTAGAATTTATAGCACTACAGGTTATCTTCCTTTGGGAATGGAATCTAATAGACTTTATTATGTCATTAAGGTTAATAATACATCATTCAAGATTGCTCCTTCTGAAGAAGATGCTAGAGCTGGTGCTGGTGGTGCTGCAAATAGTATTGTTAATATTCGCTCTCAAATTCCTGCTGGAGCTGATCTATCGGTTAAGGCATATGTTTCTGATACCAATCCAGAACTACCAAATTTTGGCGTAGTTGTTAATGCTAACCAAGAAACAATGACTACGGGAACGTTCCCACATGGTTTCACAACTGGTGATAAGGTATTCTTCAATCGTAGTATCATTGCAGGTCAAGTGCAAACTGGTGCGCTGCCATTAATTCAGGCAGGAGGTACAGTTACATCACTGAGTTTGTCTACTGAATATTATGTTTATGTTGTAGATTCATTCACATTTAAAATTGCTGATAGTGAATCTAATGCTAATAATAACGTACCAATTCCACTTGATACGAATGGTGATGCTAATGTTCTGACTGTTTACAGAAATATTCAGAAGTCACCACTACGTTTTGATCCAGTCCATAGAGCTGGATCAACTCAGGGTAACTGGTATATTGCTGTTACCGCAGATATTACTAACACTATCCATCCAATTCTCACTAGTAGTGATACTAATAACATCTATGGTAACCCATCACTGTCTAATACTGAGAACGTATTCTTCAGAAGACTTAGTGATAACAGAGCATTAGCGGATAGAACCTATCGTTTACGTTATGTTATTCCTAAGACTGAACTTAATGCTAGACCACCACTTATTGGTTATGTTGTTAAGAGAAAGACTGATGCTAATAATACAATTCTTCCTTATAATACTGCTAATGCAGTTGATCAAACAGCAGACTTTGATAGAGTATATTTTGTTTATAGATCCGATACGATCTTAACACATATTCCGGGAGAACAAGATGGCATTTATTATCTGACAATTTTGATGGGTGATGTTTCACCTAAAGGTTCTCAGTTTAATTCACCCACAGATACTTTTGCTTTCCTTGCTTACAGTCAAGATGTTGGTAAAATTTATCCTGACCTTGATAAAGATAACCCTGCTGCTGACCCTGCCGCGGCTGTTTCAGTTGCCGATAACATTATTCATGGTTTTGTTTATCAGGATAATGATAGATCTTCTATCACTAAAGAAGCAGTACAAACTTTAGTTACTGAAACTGGTTTCACACCAACACTTGCTTCTCTTACCGGTAAAGCAGTATCAGGTCAAGAAAATAGACTTATTCCTTTCAGTGGTAGTCTCCCTCAAGTTGGTATTGAACTTAGAAGAACATCACAGGTTCGTGCTGGTAACCAAACGTTTGAATATACTGGTTTCGGTTCAGGTAACTACTCAACTGGTTTCCCTTCTAAGCAAGAACGAGTTCTAAATGATAAGGAAGTTCTTTATTCTCAAGCACAACGTCGCCGTGCTGGTGTTGTATTCTATTCTGGATTGAATGCATATGGTGATCTATATGTTGGTAATCAGAAGATTAATGCTGTTACAGGTGAAGTTGAGATCCTTGATAAACCAATTCTAAGAGTTGCTGGATCTACTGCCGCTGTTAATGATGAATTCGTTCCTTATGTTGCTGGAACAAAGAATGTTAACATCGAAGGAACATTAGTAACAGGTGGTGGTGCTAATCAAACTGCTAACGGATTTAACAATGAATCACTCTTTAATGAGGGTATTCAGGTATCAACCAAAGATCCTACTGCTGTTAACAGAGCACTGACAACACATGATGTTAACTATCGTCCTAAAGGTCTTGCTCTCGCATCATCATTCTCTAATGGCACAGTTAAGCAGACTGCCTTACTTAATAGTAATTTAAGACCTAATCCTGGTGTTGAGGGTGTATTCCTCGGAGATGCTTACTTCAAGAATACTATTACCACTAATACTAGACATGAGGGTTACATCTATCTTGGATCTGATCTTAATGGTAATTTCTTAAATGGTGGTTGGAGACAAATTGGTTTAGTTGGTGTCGGTCATCTTACATCAATTGAAGAAACTTATAACACTACTGGTGGTCTTGCTTCTCCTGAACCTTATGAAGTTACTGGTAAGTTTGGTATCAACCAAGACAATCCTACCAAATCACTTCATGTAGGTACTGGCGATGTTCTGTTTGAAAATAATCTTGAGGTCGGTATTGACGGAGTTATTCAAGGTGATCTAGCAATTAATGGCGGGGATCTTACTACAACCGCTCCTACATTTAATTATACTAATAGTTCTACAGAAGTTAATTTCGCTACTGGTGCAACAACATTAACCATTGCTGCTTCTAATGCTGCTAATGGTGCTGGAACATCGGGAGGAACTTCTGTTGCAACACTCAGGAGTGATAACCTTGTTATTAATAGTGATATTGAATTCTCTGGTAAGTTTGATACTGGAACTACTGGTTCCAAGACATTCAATGCCACTGTGACGGCAGAAGTTGCTAACTTCATGACTACACCTAATACGGTTAATTTTGCTACTCAGGAAGTTAATGCTTTCACTGGTGCTACTAACTTAAACTTTGGTGCTTCAACTGGAACCACACAGGTCAATAATGATCTTAAAGTTATTGGTAATTTCTCGGTTCAAGGAACTACGAGTACTGTTAATTCAACAGTAACAACAATCCAAGATCCTGTAATTACACTTGGTGGGGGTGTTGATAATGCTAACTTATCATCTGATGATAACAAAGATAGAGGTCTTGAACTTAAGTATTATGATGGATCTTCTAAACTTGCCTTCATGGGTTGGGATAATTCTGCTAATGAATTTGCCTTCCTTTATGATGCTGCAAATTCCAGTGAAGTATTCAGTGGCACAGATGCTAGATTAAGAACAGGTGCTCTTACAATTAGCACTGCTGGTGGTAGTAACTATATTAACTATCAACCAAATCCATATTCTCCATTCAATAGTTCTGATGTAAGTTCTAACTTCCAGAGATTGATCGGAAAGTATGGTGTTCCTACAGGAACTATCGCAATGTATTCAGGAACAAGTGCTCCCGAAGGTTGGGCATTATGCAATGGTGGAAGTGCTACTACTAGAACAGGTGGTTCAGTCAGTCTTCCTGATCTGAGAAATAGATTTATTATTGGTGCTGGATCTTCTTATTCTCTTAACTCTACTGGTGGTTCAGCAAGCACTAGTATCAATCAAAATAGTGGAAATAATAATCAAGCTCCTACTGTTAGTGATAATATTTCAATTAGTGTGAGCGGTCACACACTTACCAAAGCAGAAATACCTGTCCATGTTCATGGTATCGGACACATTCATGGATCTGCAACTGCTGCACTTCCTTCACACTCACACTCATATAATGACCGATATCTATCTGATAGTGGAGAAGGAGATTATGATAACGAAGAATCAGATAACCAAGATGGTAAGTACACCTCACGTACTCCCCAAACAGATGCAGAACCAGCAAAAACCTTAACTGTCACAACTGGTCCTGCAAATTCCATTGATCCTAATACTAGCGGATCAGGTAACCAGCAAGGTCTGGGTAGTGGATCTCATAGTCATGGATCAACAAAGAGTGGTGGTGTTTCAATCAGCAACACTACTCACCAACATAATATTAACTTTACCATTCCTACGATCCCGCCATATTATGCATTAACATTCATCTACAAACTGTGATTTCATAATCGATGTATTCATTCTTCGTTCCTTCGCTGGACCACTTTCCGGCGAACTGAAAATCCCATCGTTTAGTATTACGATCTTTGACGCATACTAATTTAAATCTGCGGGTGACAAATGAATACATTTTCAACCCATATTTTCCTTCTGCTTCCTTCTCATCGTGATTGAAAGCACCAACATATAAACTTTTGGTTCTTGAATCAATCTGGAACCAATTTTTTCCTCTGGAAAGTTTCATAATAATAATAACTCTTAATGTATGTAGACCAGTTTGCAAACTGGCACAGGGTGGTCTCCTCCATGGGGTCCGCCCTTTATACTTGTGTCAGTTGAGAGGAACGCATGATTAATCAGGAGATCAAAGGCAATCTTGCCAAACTGCTCGCCACGGAGAACCTTGTGGTGGAGCATCGCAATGTCTCCACAGCATCTTTTGACACGGGTCGCCGTGTTCTGACGCTGCCTGTTTGGAACAAGGCATCCTCTACAGTATATGACATGCTGGTAGGTCATGAGGTGGGACATGCCCTTTATACTCCTGATACTGACTGGACTGAGATTGTTCGTAATAGTGTACCACATGACTTCGTGAATGTTGTGGAAGATGCTCGCATCGAGAAACTTATGAAGCGTAAGTTTCCTGGTCTCTCACGTAGTTTCTATCAGGGATATGAAGAACTGAATGATCAGGACTTCTTTGAGATCCAGGAAATCGACGCTGAACGTCTGTCATTTATTGATCGTATTAACCTTCACTTCAAGGTTGGTGCTTTCGCTATGATCCCGTTCGCAAATAATACTGAAGATCAATTCATCGTTCGTATCGGTGATGCTGAAACGTTTGAAGAAGTGCTCGCTATTTGCGAGGATATTGTAGATTATCTGAAGGAGCAGGAACAACAGCAAACTCCTGTTGCCTCACAGCAACCACAGCAGGGTCAAATTGATGAAGATGATGATAACCCTACATCAGAAGATAAGAAGGATACAGACGCTCCTCAGGGTGAATCAGAAGATCAATCTAATGATCCTGCTGAACTTGAGACCCCTTCATATGAAGGTAACACTCCTGATATTGATGAGGAAGTATCACAAACTCAGCGTTCTTTCGATGAAAGTGCTGAAGAACTCTCTTCAAATCAATCATACTATGGTAATGTTGAGTATGTAGAAGTCCCTAAGATCAAACTTGAAAATACTATTGTTGATTGTAAGGCACTTAACGATTACATCAGTAAGTTTTGGTTTGATCAGGGTTTTGAACGCCAGAAGCATTGGGGAGATATCTTTGAAACAGTAGATAATGAGTATAAGAACTACAAATTATCCGCTCAGAAAGAAGTAAACTACCTTGTAAAGGAGTTTGAGTGTAAGAAGTCTGCTGATGCTTATGCTCGCACTTCTACAGCACGTTCTGGTGTGCTTGATACTAGCAAACTCCATACTTATAAGTATAGTGATGATATCTTTAAGAAAATCAATGTCATCCCTGATGGTAAGAACCATGGTCTGATCTTTATTCTGGACTGGTCTGGTTCTATGGTAGATGCTCTCATGGATACTGTTAAGCAACTGCTTAATCTTTGTTGGTTCTGTAAGAAAGTACAGATCCCATTTGAAGTGTATGCATTTACACTTGAGTGGAATCCTTATGTTCTTGATGAAGAAATGGAAATTGGGGAGTTCCCATCTAAGTGTGACAATAAAGTTGGTGAGTTTAATATTCACCGTCGTTTCTTCCTGCTGAACTTCTTGAGTTCACGTAGTAATTCCATGGAGTTTGACACACAGGCAAAGCATCTCTTCCGTATGGCATATAGTTATCGTAATCATGTTTCTTACCACTGTCCTCATGGTTGTGGTCTTAGTGGCACACCTCTGAACGAGAGTATCATCACTCTTCATCAGATCATTCCACAGTTCAAGAATGATAACAAACTCCAGAAGGTTAACGTTGTTATTCTGACTGATGGTGAGGGTTGTGATCTGACATTTAATACTGAGAATAGTTATGCGTCAACAGGTATCGGCACCCGCCGTGTTGCTGGTGCTGCTGCTCTTCGTGATCGTAAGACTGGTAACGTTTATCGTACATTTGGTGAATGGAATGGATCATATGATAATTCTTTGACTGCCATTCTTCTGGAAAATCTTAAGCATCGTTTCCCTGAGGTTAATCTCATCGGTTTCCGTATCGTAACAGGATCTGAATTCAATCGTTTCTATCGTTACATTAACGTTTGTCAGTGGAGTGATGAAGTTCCTGATAAAGTTACCAAGCAGTGGCGTAAGTCTAGGTCCATTGAAATGAATCCTACAGGATATGATGCTCTGTATGCCATTGCTGCCAGTGCATTATCTGCTGATACTACCTTTGATGTTGCAGAAGATGCTAGCATCGCTGAGGTTCGTAAGGCATTCAGGACTACCCTGAAGAAAAAATCTTCCAACAAAAAACTGCTTTCTTCTTTTGCCTCTCTTGTCTCTTGACAATCTTCTTTTTCTAATGTATAATTTAACAGTAAGCAATTTTTAAGAGACAATATGTTTTCCACTGCCACTAACGAACTTCGTAATGCTGTTGAGCGCAGTAACTGGGGTGTTGTATACGATGGATATGCTATCTGGGCTAAGAATAATCATCATAAGATCATGATCGGAGATAATCCTATCAGCATTCCACTCCCAAGTATGAAGCGTCCATATGGATTTCGTGACTACTTATTTACTTTCATGGGTCGTAATGACTTAAAGGAAGTTAAGAAAGTAGAACAGAATGCATCGAAGTTTCTTTCTAAGCACCCTAGAAAGATTATGGAAGATGCAAAAATCTTTACCGAACTTCTTCCTGCTGTTCTGGAAAATAAAATTTACCAGAATGAAGTAAAGGATGCAAAGATCAATGCCACACTCAACAATTACTTTGAGGGTAAGACTGAAGAGTTTCATCAGTCATCCATTGACTTTAATGCCCCAACACAGTCATCAGAAATTATGAATGTGATTAAGATGGCATCAGAATGTGGTGTCAAGTCCCTTAAGACACCCGAGGGATACGAAATCCAATTCTGAAACTGGCACAGGGTCTCACCCACGACCCCTTAAATACTGTATATTTACATTGTTCGCAACCGAGACACACCACATGCCCCGCAAGATCAACATCGACATGAATGCTCTCACATCATTCATCGCTACCAATTACGGTAATGAATTTGGTGGTGATGCTGTTCGCGCTGCTGCTGGTTCGTTTAATGTTTCCTACCCCACCATGATGAAACGTCTCGACCAGTATAAAGTGGGTCACGGTAAGTGGAACCTGAGTATTCAGGAGAAACTTGAGCAAACATATGAAGCACCTTCTGCTCCTACTGTAGTTGAACCGATCACACAAAACTTAGTACCAGAAAAAGATGATACCTTCGTCCCTTTTGGTAACTATGGTGATCTCAAGAAGATTATTTCTTCTAACATCTTTTACCCTGTGTTTGTCACTGGGTTATCAGGTAATGGTAAAACTTTCAGTGTAGAGCAAGCATGTGCCGCTCTTGGGCGTGAATTAATTCGTATCAATATTACCATTGAAACTGATGAAGATGATCTTGTGGGCGGTTTCCGTCTGGTTGATGGTAATACTGTCTGGCACAATGGTCCTGTCATTGAGGCTCTTGAGCGTGGTGCTATTCTCCTTCTGGATGAAATCGATCTGGCATCCAATAAAATTATGTGTCTCCAGTCAATTCTTGAAGGTAAAGGTGTCTTCCTGAAGAAGACTGGACGTTATGTGAAACCTGCTGCTGGTTTCAATGTGATTGCTACTGCCAATACTAAAGGTAAAGGTTCTGATGATGGACGTTTCATCGGCACTAATGTGTTGAATGAGGCATTTCTTGAGCGTTTTGCATTGACCTTCGAGCAGGATTATCCTACTCCTAAGATCGAACAACGTATTCTTGAGGGTATTTCCCTTGATCTGGGGTTGACAGATCGCGAGTTTTGTGAGAAACTTGCTTCATGGGCTGATATTATTCGTAAGACCTTTAAAGATGGTGGCATTGATGAAGTGATCTCAACACGTCGTCTGGTCCACATCATCCGTGCTTATGCTATCTTTAACAAGCGTATGAAGTCTATCGAGGTTTGTGTCAATCGTTTTGATGATGAAACCAAGACTTCATTCATTGAACTCTATGACAAACTTGACGCCAGTGTGCATCAGGAAAGTGTCGTAGATACCGAACTCTTGACAAATTCTTGAAATTCGGTTACACTAAATAAGTATCGTAGCACACTCAGTGTTACGATATATAACAAACGAGAGAACGTCGATCTCTCTTTCATCCGTAGGTTAAACTCTACGAGACATACTTAAAGGTAATTAAACAAAATGATTAAATCTGTATTCGCAGCCGCTGCTGCACTTTCAATGTCCGCTACTGCCGCACTTGCTGGACCCTACGTCAACGTAGAAGCAAACTCAGGATTCACGGGATCCGATTACAACGGCACAAATACCGACCTTCACGTAGGGTACGAAGACGCTCTGGGTGCCAATGCATCATACTACGTCCAGGTTGGCGCTACTGTAGTCGCTCCTGACAGCGGCGAAGGCGATACTGTTCCCTCTGGTAAGGCAGGACTTGGCATCGGTCTTACAGACGCTCTGGGAGCATACGGCGAAATCAGTTTCGTCGGTTCAGGTGATAGCGATATCGACCGTGGTTATGGAACCAAATTGGGTCTGAAGTATTCCTTCTGATATCTGCTATAATTTGGGGGTCTTCGGACCCTTTTTTACTGGAAGGTTGGCAGAGCGGTTTATTGCACCAGTCTTGAAAACTGGAGAGGGTCACACCTCCGTGAGTTCAAATCTCACATCTTCCTTTGGAGTTTAACTCCACCCACCCAATTACATTTTTCTCTCATGAGCGATCTCAACCAAGTAGAAAACATTCTTTGCGACATTGATGGTCTTATTGGTGCTGCCATGGAGGCAGGAGACACCGAAAATGCTAGGGCATTAGCAGAAGAATTCGGTGAGTGGTTCATGGATTACAATAATGAGAAAGATATTGATGTCATGTGCCTGGAGGTATTGAGCGAGCAATGATATATCAATACACCATTTTTGTGGTGGTTGCTATTTTTGTTTACTTAATTTTTACTGAACCCAACGCATCACTTTACATTGACTTACAAGTACAGGGAGCATGGATAAACATCCGTCGTCTCCTTTTTCTTGCTCGTATGTATCCACGGATTAAATTTGATACGTGGATGATTAAGCGTAGATATAAAAAAATTATGAAAGACAATGGGCAGTAATATATTTTATGATTACATCTGGTCGAAAGATGTATTAGATTATTATCGTGAAATGTTTGATGACTGGAAGGGTAAACAATCAAATCCAGTTCATAAGAGTGGTGATCGTGAACTGCTAGACATTACTCACGATTGCCCTGATCCATCTCCACTAATTGATAAGTATATAAACTCCTTATCAGATAGAGTTGCCGCTGAATTATCTAATTCTTTTTCCTCTGGGTATTCTACTGATGGAAGGTTAAGTTTGTATAATATACAACAACGTTATGATTGGCATCATGATGCTAGTCGTAAATATAAGCACCCACAAAATCCTAATTGGAGAAGGATTATTTCATCGATAACATATTTGAATGATGACTTCAAAGGTGGTGAGACAGAATTTGAAGATCAGTTAATCATACCACAATCAGGAAAAACAGTTACATTCCCATCCACATTTACTTATCCTCACCGTGGATGTCCTATTGCAGAGGGCACCAAAAAAATCTTAGTCATGCATGTATGGGTGTAAAAATGTGTTATAATTAGTAGTAGTTCTTTATCATTAGTGATGACTACCAATCATCTAATTAATTCGATTGTATATGAAATCCAGTGCATCAATCCAGAAGAAACACTGGATCATGCTAAAGTAAAGAAAGCATCACAAAAGATTGTAACTCTTGTAGAAGACTATCAATCTAGACAAAAAGAAAAACCAACTCGCTGGAGAGCGTCTGACTAATGACTAGTAACATTTACAAGAAATACTGGGAGGAACCAGACAGACAAAAACAATCATGGATCCTTCCTGTAGAGACATGTTGTAATCATCATAGTGGTGATTATGCAATCACATTTCCTGATGATCTTATCGAAGCAGTAGGATGGGAGATTGGAGATGACTTGGAATGGATTGACAACAATGATGGATCATTCACACTAAAGAAAATTAACTAATGGCAATTCGTAATCATAAGGGTGAGACTGTTGGTGCTGAAGATGTAGCACCTAAGCGTAAACCAGGACGCCCTAAGAAAACTGAAGCAACATCGAATAAGAAAGTACGCGCACCTAAAGGACCAGTGATTGATCCTCCCCGTGTTACTGACGGTCCATTTCATATGGTATTTCCTTACCATCTTCATTATAAGGATACTGATGGCAGCAATAGAAATTTCTATTTTCAATGCGAAGGTCACATGAACACACACATCGAGAGGTACAAAGTTGACAGAAGAAAAGCAACAATCAGAGCAACAGAACCAAGGAATTGAAATTCCTGAGGGTGCAGAACTCATCGATGAATGCTTCTATGTCTGGGAAACTAGGTATGGATTGTATTCTACCATGACAAAGGAAGGTCGTCGGATGATGACTGGTGCTACTAAAGATGGTGTCACTGTTATGACACGTTGGCATCTTAAATGTGAACAGGAGGGCACACTACATCTATACACTAGAGTTGTCAATACTACCCAAGGCGTTAAATTATGATCCTGACTACAACTCGTAAAGTTGAATTAGATTCCAAGTTGATTAAACAACTTGAGACTAAATTCATGACACCTGAATATAAGTTTCCAAAAGATTCTTATCTTGATGATGCTGGTCAAAAACCACCAGAAGATTTCCTAAATTCTCGAATATATTCGAGTTGGGATGAGATGACTAAACCTCATTTTCCTCCTGATGTAGAGACATGGTATCACAATTTAATTAGTGGTATTTTATCCGAGGTTGGATTACTGGGAAGAATTCATGCTGTCAATAGTAAGTGGTGTCAAATTTATACCAATAAAACTGAAGGTCATGGCGTTCACACACACTGCGGCGGTCAAGAATTTATATCATGGGTACATTTTGTGAAGACACCAACAGATCAGAAATGTTTTTTCTTTGTTGATTCTAATTCACAGAAAGTATATCCAGAGCAGGACAGTGGAACTCTACTACTCTTTCCACCTTATATGATGCATGGTGTAGAACCTCTAGGGGACAGTCAAAATTCTAGGATTGTCGTTGCCGGAAATATTGTTGCTCAACAATATAAACCTGTTCCATATGCAGACTTGACATTTAATATTGATAATGATAATGGAAAGGTCACATGGAAACCTAGTGAAGATCCTAGATAGATGAGTATATGATTACATGCCATGTCTATGTTAGATTTCTTTAAGAGAGAAGAATATGATAATGCTTTTGCATTTGCTGATAAACTTCTCGAACTTCAAGATCGTATAGAAGATCTTGAAAGAGCAAATTCTGAAAAAAATACCGCTTTGTTTGAATTAGAAAATCGACTATTATATGAGATTGACAGAATTCATCCGGTGCAGTATAATATAGTTGCTAAAGAAGACATCGATGCATAGTATACGTGATTACATCAAATTATATGAGAATATCTTCACTCCAGAAGATTGTGCAATAATTCTTGATGAGTATAAAGATTGTGATTGCTGGCATCCAGCAAAGGTGGGATCTAAATCTACTGAAAATTATAATATCCGCAATTGTGATATTATGAACCTATCTTTATCTTATGTTATTAATAAAAACATGCATCATCGTAAAGAGATTGATAACATGATCTATGAGAAAATAGGTGAAGTAATACGAAAATATGGTGACAAGTTTTCTCTGTGTAATGTCAGAGATGATAGTGGATATGATCTACTTAGATATAAAACAGGTGGATTTTATAGAGAACATGTAGACAATGCTCCTGATCTGCTGAGAACAGTTGCTATGTCTATCAATTTAAACGATGATTATGTGGGCGGAGAAATGGCATTCTTTGGCAACAAAATACATGTCAGAGGTGGTGCTGGTAGTGTAATAGTATTCCCTGCTAATTTTATGTACCCCCATCAAATTCTAGATGTCACTGAAGGAACTAGATATTCTATCGTAACTTGGCTAACTTAGAGACTAAAGTGTTAAATAGTTAAAACATTTAATACAAAAATCTTAAAGTGGACTTATCCGATAAGAAAGCAATCAAAAAAATAATCAAACGATCTAAAAAACATCCTGACTGGTATACCCAAGAGGAAGTTATATACGCTAAACTAGTAAAGAAACAATTAAAGAAACAAGAGAAGACAGATGAGTAAACTAGACGATCTTCGCGAACAGACGAGACAAAAAGAGGTAGTTATTCGTTGTAGACATTGTGGATTAAATGGTGATTGGAGAATAGATAACAAAAATGCTAAATTATACTTATCTAAAATCATTGATTTGTTGTCTGAAACTCAAATTATAGATCATGAAGATATTGCATGGGGAATGAAAGTCGATAAACATTGGAAAGGTCCGAGATATGATAAATGTGATATTTCATATCCAGGAATAGTATGTAAAGATGCTCCAAATCCTTATGGAAAAAAATACCGACTGATAGATGGTAATCATCGAATGGCGAAGATGACTGATATGAACATAACGAAGAGTTGCTATTATGTTATTGAATATGCTATACTAAAACCATACTTTGTATACACACCCTAAAGAAAAACTAATGACTAAACCCGAAGATGATTCACTACTCGTCGAATATGACGAGGACACTGGCACAATGAAGGTTGAATGGGATGATAAAGATCCTAAATGGAACTGGTTGAATAGTCTCGATCAGCAAGAAGTTAAGGAAGTTATTAGCACCAATCTCTCACGAATGCTAGCAGAGCATGAAGGTGACGATTAGTAACAGCAATCTAAATAAAGTGTTGAAAGTCACACACTTTCAGTATTTTCCTGCTATTATTGATAAATCACTAAGGTAACACATGACACTCTCGATGAAGGACCAAAAACTCAGTAAAGAAGAAGTCGAAAGCATTGAAAATGCCATCGAAGATGCTGGTGTTACCGCTATTCATCCCAGTAAAATGGAAGCATTCGCCCAGTATATGGTCGAAAAAATGAAAACTCAAAATAAATAGTAACAAAATTTCATACTACAATGGAAAACATCGAAACTCACATCGCCAAGGACAAAGAAATCCTTGACAATCCTATGATTTCACCGAATCAACGTCGCCACATTGAAGGTGAGTTGCATGAACTGGAAGAGTATGCAGAACATCACAAGAAAGAAATTGAAGCAGGTGATCATCATGATCCAACATACTTAGAACTATTCTGTGATCAAAACCCATCCGAACCTGAATGTTTAATCTATGAAGATTAGTGATTTTGTAAAGGGACAACGATTTCTCTACGTTGCTAATGGTTTTGAACACGATGGTGTAGTAAATTTCATTGATGATATTGGTGGAAAGTATATTACATTAACAGTTGGTCCGAGTAACTTAGTGATCTATCCGCAATGGTGGGACAGATTAACTCCAATTGACAAGCCCCCCTGTGACAGTTAATGAACTGGTTCAGCACCCTTGACGGGGTGCTTTTTTTATGCCATACTTACAAAGTAATCGAGACCACAGCATGAACGAGTATCTAACCCGCACACTGCTTCCGTTGATTGTCACCATTGAACCTAAAAAGTCTGAGAGTGATCTTGTCGATGCACTTGGATTAGAATTAAATTCTAGTCAAAGCATTTTGATTACTACCGGTAATCGTATTGAACAATTCTGGAACATTGTTATCAGTGATAGTAAGAGTGATAATCTGATTGAAAAGGTTAACTTAGTTGCCGTCAACGGAAAAGATCGTCAGATTGATCATCACTTTAAGTGCTATCTGGATGGTCTCTTTTACTATTTGGAGAGTAAGTGCAACACAAACTTAGATAGTGAGAAAGTAAAAGCATCTAATAAGAAGGTTGGTGAGGTTAAATGTGCTCTTAATGCTAATGTTGGTGCATACTTCAAACCTGTTGTGAGTGTGCCATCAGCAGCAGATCTTACCAAGTTTAATAATAAAGGAGTTGATATCTATGGTGTTAAGTGGATGCTCTCCAAGATTGATGCACAGTTTACTGAAGAAGAATATTTCACATTCTTGCGTGAGGTTGTTGCTCCAATCTTAGTGGAAAAGGGTCTGTGATATAATTAACTAGTAAACTGACTGAGTACATATGAAACCTGTCATTAAGTATCAAGGTGGTAAAACTCGCGAGATCAAAACTATCACGCGGATGATGCCTAAACAATTCAATCGCATTGTGGAACCATTTTGTGGTGGTGCAGCGGTGTCATTTAACTTCGAGAAACCATCAGTATTATCTGATAGTAACTCGATGGTAATCAATCTCTACAAAGTATTGCAGAGTGATGACTATGTGCATGTCTTAAATCATATTGACATCATCAAAAGTTATGATCATGATGCATTACAAGAGGCATTCTATGCTGCAAGAAATGTAATCAATAATCCTCAAGATTTCACGCCATTAATACAAGCAATATCATATATTATTGTGCGGCAGTTATGTTTCTCTGGCATGGAGAGGTATAATGCTAAGGGTGAATTTAATGTGCCATTCGGACACTATAAGAAGATGGGATGTAACTTAACATCAGATCATCATACATTTCTGAGTAATACTATCATTGATCATGGTGATTTTGAGGTAGCACTCAATCATGCTAACTCCGATGACTTTGTGTTCATTGATCCTCCTTATCTTGAACGTTTAGGATATCATACTGGTGATGGTGGTGAGGTTCACTCACGTCTCGCAGAAATTCTTAAGAATGCATCATACAAGTGGATGATCGTACACTCTGATCATGAATTCTACCGTGAGCAATACAAATCTTTTCATATTATGACTAAAGATTTTCAGTATGCTCAACGGTTTGGTAAAGATAAAGACCATGCTGGTGCTAGCGTACAGCATCTTTACATCACCAACTACGAACCAGTTGACGAACTGGCACAGGGTCGCCTCCCACTGCCATGAAACCGTGTATATTAGATGAGTGGAGGGGAGACCTTCCACGTCACGCGCTAGTCTCCTAGGGACTAGCAAACCTTTCTTTCCTTAACATGCAAATCTCCAACAACGTCTGCACTGTTGATTTCTTTCCTGAGGCATTCATCGCTGATGAGGGCGTCAAGCGTTTCCAGAAGCGTGTCACCTTCAACAATGGTACAAAGTCCTATAGCACTGTAACCCTGCTCACAGCACGTAATGAGTGGGAGACACGCATCGCTAACGGTGCTGAGGTCACTGGTTATAACATGTCACAAATGCCACGTTCTGAGTATGCTCCGATGGCAGTCGGATGAGTAATATTCCTTTCTTTACCGTTCAAGAATGGGAGGAGCAATGGGATAATCTCTTTGCTCGCGTTGAGAACGGTGAAACACTTGGGGTGACAAATGGCACACAATGTGCTATTATGTTACCGTACACAATCTATCAATCAATCAAACCAACTTCTAAAGAAATGATCGTATCTGCTCCTATCGCTCGTATGCTGACCGCTGAACAGTCTAGTGCTGTTGCATTCATCAAGATCGAAGACAACATTGTAACTATTTCATATCAGTCTAATCCTGATAACATGTATGAGTTCACCAGTGAATCACAATCATTTGTATCACAACTGACGCAAATTGTTGAGGCAGAAGATCTTATGGGCATGTCTCTCGGTGGTGTTATTGCTGATGCTCGCCGCGTTGGTGATTTAGTCCAGAATGGTTAGTATTCCATTAGTATACGAAGAAATTGTTCTTCTTCAAGAAATCCTGATCGCTATCGATAACGCTGAACCAGTTATCATCGAGGATCAGGATTTATTTCACTCACTTTATCTCAAGGTAATGCAATCATGACTTATATTGTTACCATGTATGCCGCTGGCAAAACATTCAAAGAAAAAGTAATCGCTGCTAATCCTCAAGATGCTCGCACAACTGCTGAAGCCCGTAACCCCAGTGCAACAGTCATGGGAGTTACTGTTCAATTCGACTGAATATGTTGATGAAAGTGTTGATGGAGCGATTGAAGATCACCACATCAATGAATTACATAAGTTTGCTGAACTGTCAATCAACCCTGTGACAGTTCATAAACTGGTTGCTAGTACGTGGCAAACGCTCTAGCATGGTCTATAATTAATTCATCAGCAAAGCACTCATGACCGTCACCATCGTCAAGCACTCCTTCTACAAGATCGAGATCGACACTCATGAGGCACCACAGCAACCGATCGTGTATTTCCGTAAGGAAGGCAAGTGTACCACTGCTAAGGGCATGGATCGTCAGCATGATCGTATTGTGATGGAGACTGTTGAGCAATGGCGTCCATTCTCACAGCAGATCCGTCGCTACACTGTCTCTCGTGTGCCAGTTGACGTAGTGGTCGGTGGCGAGATCCGCAAGGCATAATACCTGCTATAATTAATTCATCAACCAAGGAACCCCACTCATGATCGTTCTCACCTGCGAAGACCACGGATGTGCTTATTCTATTGATAGCGAGGGCACATTATACTATAGTGTGCAATATAATGATGGATCTATTAATGTAGAAGACTGGGATGAAGTCGATCATATGGCATTGTTAGGTGAAGAGTGTGAGTATAAGACAATCATTGATACTGTTCATGAGCAACTGATTGCCATGAGTAAGTTAATTGGAGAGTATTATCAGGCATAATTAGTATAGTTCCGCATCGTTCTTCATTCTTTCCGCATTCATCATGACTACTACTTTCACTGACTACGTTGCTACTCAAGATGCTCGTAATAGTATTCAACTTAAGGTACGTGAGTATGCATTAATGTTATGTGATGCATTGGAATATGACTTCAAGCGTGATAGCATTCGCCGTGCTAACTTCTTTAATCATACTGATCCTGAGTATAAAGCACAACGTCTTGAATCTATTGAGCGTGGTGATTGCCTGTATAAGTTTTATATTGAATCCGGTCGTAAGTATCACAAGATCATTATGGAGACTGAGAGTGGTAATCGTAGCGTACATTGCTTTATTAACATGAAGACTGGTGAGTTGCATAAAGCAGCATCATTCAAAGCACCAGTGAAAGAAGCACGTTTCGATCTGAATATCATTAAAGAGCGTGAGTTTGTCCTTGAGAAGTGTGACTGGAGTGGTGGATATCTTTATAAGAATGCATACTACCAAGGTGCCTGATATGCAGTACACTAAAGAACAATTGATTGATGCACTCGTATATGAGTGGGATTACCTTTGCCATGATGATTACGATCCTGATGATGACACACCAGAAGAGTATCGTCTTAAGTTAGAGTTACTTACTACTGAAGAACTGGTAGAAGAAACATCTACTGGTGAAGGATATACTTTAGAAGAGTTTATGGAGAACTGGTTATGACAGTTGTTGCAGAGTATAAGGATATATTGTCACAAGAAGATTGGAATACTGTTCGTAATATCTTAAAGCGTCCACAATGGAAGTTCGGTCATACTTCTACGCATCTTGATAGTCTCGCATCAGTACTGCCAAGACCGAAATATTGGAAGATGAAGTTACATGAGGATGAATTCTTTATGTCATATATGTCAGAGATCATACTCAACCTAGTTCCAGTTAATAATCTCAAGGTCAGGAACGTATATGCTGGAGGTAATACATTCGGTACGTCTGGTGATATTCATACTGATAGTGAAGATGATAACTATTATACTTTTTTATATCATGCCTCACCTGATCTATGGAAACCAATGTATGGAGGTAAGACATCATTCTATCCAGTCAATGCTCCCCCTGAGTATTACGAGTTCACTCCTAATAGCGGTCTCTTCTTTCACTCTAATGTCCCACATCTAGGTGAACCAGTCACTAGATACTTTGATGGATTACGCATCTGCATTGCATTTAAACTTATACCCTTACTCTCATGATTCATAATCATATCTACTATTCGGATGAACCAATCATTACATCAGAATTCTGTAATGATCTTATTAATAAGTTTGAACAAGATCCCCACCTACGTTCTGGTTCTACTGGACCAACTAATGTTATAGATGATAGGATTAAGAAGTCAACTGATCTTCATATCACATCACATCCTGGGTATGAAGAAGAACATGAAGTCCTGAAGAAAGCAACAATTAATCAATTTGCTGAGTATAAGAAAGCATTAGAAGAGTTAGTCCCAGTATATTACTTGACTACTGTTGGTATGAAGTTCCCTGGATTTAATATGCAGAGGACATTACCAGGTGAGTATTATAATTGGCATTGTGATGAAGATAATGTAGCAGGTGGTAGAAACTATTCTAGAGGCATTACTTATATCATATACATGAATGATATACACAATGATGGTTATACTGAGTTCTATGATGGGACACGTATTCAACCCAAGCAAGGGCATTGTTTATTGTTTCCCGCAACTTGGACTTATGTTCATCGTGGTGTTCCGCCTGTTGATGAAACGAAGTACTTATGCACTGGTTGGGCATACTATCAGGGGTTAGTTAATCCAACAGATCGGCAGGGTAATATGCGTGTTATGTGATGTTTACTGTATGAATTAAATGTTAATTAAAATATACTTTAGTTTTCCACAACCCTGTGGATAATGTGTGGAAAAAGGTGTGGAATACTTCATAATGCCTTGTAATGGTTGATAATGTACGGAGGTCTTTCTGTCTTAGCGTGCAACGTACCGAAAGTCAAGCCGATGTATAAGATCTTCACAATTACTCCATACTTGACAAAACTGCCAGAAGGCATTATAATAACTCTGTAGGGGTTCAAAGGTAGCAAACCCTATAAGATCCTCTGAATGCCCCTTAGAATGTCTTCTGAGTGCCTCTGAGAGACTTGACAGAACTACAGTTCCTATGCTATTATGAAATCTGTTGGTTCTGAGGTTTTTATAATTCCTGAGAAACTTATAGAAACTCAGAAATTGAAGAAACTGAGGAATTATAAAAACCTCAGAAGTTTAAAAAACTTAAAAAGTTTAAAAGTTAAGTATTTAAGTATTTCACAGAACTGTGGAAAACTTTATAATTAAATAACTTTATTAACTGGGACTATGGTGAAATTGGTAAACACAACAGACTTAAAATCTGTCGAACATTAAGTTCTTGTCAGTTCAATTCTGACTAGTCCTATTGATAGTATTATAACTATCATTTGTAAACATTAAAGACTAAGACATGTCTTCAACTAAATTTGAGTATTACTTCGAGACTGACGAAGGTGACAGTCAAGAAGGTTATATTGTTGCAAACAATCACCAAACTGCTGTGAAAAAACTTAAGAAAGAGAATCGAAAACTTAAGATCACCTATCTAGATGTACAACCAACCTAATTTATTTGAAGACAATGAAAGAACAATCTGACAACTATGTGGTCTGTGAAGGGTATGCTTACTGGGAAAAGGATGGCAACTACTTCACAACAACCGTTGACAAACGTAAGAATATCGACTGGAAGAATGCTTCTAGAATTGATATTAAATCCCCTGGTGGACTTGATATCTCTAATATACATCAACTGTATGATTGTCTCCACACAATCAAATCAGCACAGCGACAGTTACTTAACGAAACTCGTAAAATCGCCGTTTAATAGTATGCATGAAACAACACTAGATCTCTTCTGTGGTGATGATAACTCAGACGAAGAGAATCATATGTTCGCAGAAGAATTCGCTGCTAGTTTAGAAGAACGTGCTGCATTCTATGAAGTTACTGTAGACTACTACATGGAGGAGTTTCTAACATAAACTGGTCAGCCGCCCGTGGACGATTGGTTAACTGTCACATGGTAGCAGGTCAGCGGTGGGGGATGCTGTAGGATGACTTCAGTTGAGAGAAAAACCAATGTGGGACGAAATTCAGGACATGATGGGCGAAATCTTTGACTTTGGAGATGTGACCGATGACATCCCGTCCATCCTCTCGTTTGACTGTGACATCGATGATCGGGACGCCATGCCCTTGGACATGCAGGAGGACATTGAGAAGGAAGACCCTCTGCTGGACGATTGACTAACTGTCACCCTAGCGTGGCACAGCACTCAAAATCCTCTATTGTAGACACATGAACAAATTCAAAGATCCTTGCACCATGGCACTTGAGACCGATGAGGTTCTGATGAACATCCACAACCCCTACGTGGCGAACCTGGTTGAGATGGGATACGACCGGGCAGACTGTGAGATGGTCGCTGCTGCTGGTCGTGATGCCTCCTATCCTCGCACGATCTACGGTCGGACCTTTGACACCAAGGAAGAATACGATGAGGCACTCGCAGATTATCTTAATGGTCTGTGATCGCATTCTGTCCCGTCATCCTCTACAATAGCATCATGCAAACACTTCACGACAATTTTCGCGCTTGCCTCGTTGCCCTTCCAACGTTCATGAAGCACCACGACCCAACGTTCATGGAGTCTGTTGAGTGGGTTCTTCGTCAGTGTGGTTGGTGCTATATCTCCAACACTGAATGGAAGATCTTAGAGGCACACTACGAGCACCACTGTGCCGACTGACTAAGTGTCACACAAAATAGGCACTGCACCCCAGATGCCTTATATTGAACAAGTCAACCAAACCGACACCAAACATGCGTAAGATCGAAACCCAGATGAACGCCGCCATCAAAGGCAACGCCAACTGGAAACTGAAGAACACGACTGTCACCACGACCGATGGTGTCTCAGAAGTTCGCCTTCATGGTAACTTGATCGCTAAAGTGGGCGATGATTTCGTCACCGTCTTTGATGGCGGTTGGCAGTCTACCACGACAAAATCACGTTTGAACGCGATCATCAACGAATTCTGCAACGCTTTCACCGATGGTGTTTTTCAGAAGGATTTCGCCTGGTATGTTCGCGACAACAAAGTGACTCATGATTTCGTCAATGGTTACACCTTCGCTGAGTTCGCCTGAGAAATTGGCACATGGGGGCAAGCGTTGCCCCTCACAGCCCCTATAATAAGGACATCAAACGAACCGACACCATGCGTTTCAAAATCAACTCTGACCAATCCAGTTCAGTTCACAGTCTCAAAGTCAATCCTATCACGGGAACCGCTCGCGTGAAATGGGGCAAGGCAACGAATTGTGAGTATCGCTGCACCAGGGTGTCCCGTCGTAAGATCCTCGCTCTGATCCTGGATTCAGATCGTTCGCTCGGTCGTTGGGTTAACCGCCATGCACAGTGGAAAGACTACGCCATCAAAGGCACCAACGTCTTTCGGAATATTTCCATTGCTCCTTCTGAACTGACGGGGTGGAACTGATCATGCAACGTACAGGATTTTTCATTCACAGCGACAACCCCTCCCCTCTGATGACCAAGGTCATGGAGGACATTCAACGCCAGCACCTGGCAGAGACCGAACGCCGCCAACGCATCAGAGCAGGACTTGAGCCAGGTGGACAGTGGGGAACCTGGCACATCAGCGACAGACATTGATCGCTGACCGACTAGACTTTAAAAGAACAAACGAACAAAGCATCATGAACGGTTGGGCAAACTACGAAACTTGGAACGCTTCCCTGTGGATCGGAAACGATGAATTCCTGTACAACACCGCTCGCGCTTGCGTCAAGTTCTGCAGTGAGGACGAGACCCCATGGACCAAGTTCGTCCGCTGCATGACAGATGGGCAGATCGGTCGGATGCTCGGTGAGACAGCAGACGGCGTGGCATGGAATGATCCAGCGATTGACGCCGACGAGATGAACGAAATGATGGAAGAACTTTGAGGGCATCCGCCCCACACCCTGACCCCTTCGCTATCCTTCTATGTACAGCATGAGCACCGACATTCAGACACGCCGCATCGTCTGGACTATGAACAACGGCACAGCAGATCACCCGATCGGTTCGCCTTCCTTCGCTATCGCTGGACAGATGGCAGAGATCTGGCATGATGAGGCAATCGCCGCCATCCCCACCTTTGAGGACTGAGGCATGGCAAAAGATCTCATTGCTCCGATCATGAGGGTCAATCAGTTCACTCTGAAGCGTAGCAGCGGCAAGCATCTGGTTTGGCATCACTTCAGCGGTGCAACCGTGACGACGGCAAAGACACCGAGCGATCACCGAGCACTCAAGAACATTCAGCGCGACATCAAACGAGAGTTGGCACGGGTGGCATCCTAGCACAGATCGACACCCCCTAAGGGGGGTTAATTGAAAAAACCCATACTACCCTAACCTACAAAGGTTCCCAAACGACCGAAAGAATTCCCATCCATATAAAAAATTTTTACCCCCACGCTTCCTTAGCAATCTGGTGAATGCAGCAAACTCATAATTTGCCTAAGGAGAGTTCGATCCTCTCAGGAAGCATTCCAATAAATTTTTCGGAGATATTCATAGTGGTTAGTAGAAATTTTTGCGAGAGCATTCCAACGTTGTATACGGCGATCAGACTTCTCTAAGATATCGGGAAGCATAAGATGCAAGCGTTTAAGAGAAGGACCGGAACCATAGTAAGCATCTTTAGTAATTTGCCAAGGGTTGAGAGACATATGGTTCATTCCATTCATTATACAGGATGTTCCGTTATCTGACTTATCCTTACAGTCAAAGTAAGATTTTGTCAGGACTTCGGAGATATAGTAATCGTGACTGTGAAGTGGTGGCATATCTCTCTCATATGGCAGGAGGTGAGTATTATAGTCACGAGTTCTGCAATCCTTCCAATATTGTGTATCATCACGTTGAGTGAACATATAATGAGATGCAGTAAATTTTGCGAGACCATCAAAGTTTGCTCTACAGAGGATATTGAACTCATTAACTTGGAATTGATTATACCCATCATCATTGAGAATTTCTGTAAGGCGATCAATGGTTGTGATAGTAGTAAAGAGACCAGTAGATTCTAGAGGTTCAATGAAACCCGCAGAGAGACCAACAGCGACACAGTTTTGGATCCAGAGATCTTTCTGAACACCGTTGCGAAAGTGTACATCATTATATGAAGATATTTCAGATGTCTTATAGCCTTGAGCTTTAAGGTGGGAGGTGAATTCTAACAGAGCGTCGTCTGGTGTTGTGTAGTGATCACTATACACGTAGCCTGTACCGATACGAGACCATGTAGGAGTATTCCACACCCATCCATTACCTAGAGCGGTGCAATCTGTATAATTCTTCATTTGATTATGAATATCATTATAAGGTACTCTTGCAGTCCATGCACGATTGTTAGGAATAATATCAGAATATGATATCCACTCAGCTTTAAGTTTATTAAGTAGAAGAGATTTAAACCCAGTGCAATCAATAAAGAGATCAGCATGAACTAGATCACCATTCTTTAATTGGACAGATTCAATTCCATCATCATTTAAATTGATATCAGTAACAGTAGAGGAGATATGTTGAACATTACGAGGAATGCAGACATGATCACGAAGATAATCAGCGAACATGATGGCATCAAAATGAAATGCATATGCGCGTGAGAGATCTAGATTAGCGAACTCTTTATTTTCATTAAAATTAATTGTGTTGCTATGACATAGTGCTACTGCAGGCCAGTAAGAATCTGCAAAATAAGAGTTAGGTAATTCTGGATATTTCCACTTAAGATATTGGAAAGCGTTAATACCTAATTCTTGAAATATTTGTTTGTCTGGAGATGATGAACCGAAGGGATAATGAAAACCCTTGTCATCTTTTTTATAGAACTGATTAAATTTAATACTAAGTTTATATGTTCCATCACAATAACGAAATAGATCAGTAGGATTAATACCTGCTGAGTGTAACCAAAAGGTGAAATGTTCTAATGTACTTTCCCCGACACCAATTCTTGGAATGTCTGGACTTTCGATAACAGTAATTTTTTTATTAGGAAAGAATTGACTTAAAGATGATGCTGTCATCCACCCAGATGATCCACCACCCACAATTACAATACTATCCGAACAATTCATAACAAGAGACTTTCATAACATTATACTATATATTTTCTAAAAATGCTATATAAAATTAATTAAACAAAATAGTTATGGAAAGTATTCATATAGATTTGTCAGAGCATGAGATGGATGTAGTTCTGAATGCATTAGAGATTGCTGTCGATAATGCTGACGAGTATGACAGTGGTGAGTATGAGGAAGTATTGTTTGGCGTACAGCGAAAGCTTGACGAACAGTATGAGCTTGATGTAGAATAGTAGTTTACCGTTAGTAAAAATGCCTTACAAGATTTACAGTAAGAGAAATTGTTCTTACTGTGCCACTATCAAGAAAGTTTTAGAACAGGTAGGGGAGAGTTATATTGAATTAACATTAGATAATAATTTTACGAAGGAAGAATTTATTAGGAAGTTTGGATATGGGGCATCGTTTCCGAAAGTAATGGAAGGGGAGCAATTAATTGGTGGAGCGAATGAAACTATCATGCATTTGCGAAAGCAAGGATTAGTATGAAGGTAGGAGTTCAAATTGGAGAGAATAGCGAGATCATCTTCGATAGTTATGATGAAGCAATGGATTACATTGAAGTTGTTATACCAGAGGTAGAATCGTTAAATATAAGTACCGATGACATTAAGGTAAAGTATTATGGCTAAGAAATGGCATATCAGAGAAAAGAACTCTTCACGTTATGTTGAGGGTGATTGGATCTATTACGTTCAGGGTAACGTCTGGGGTGGGTTTGAAAAAGCAAATTATTGGAGAACCAAAAAAGCAGCAACAGCTTATCTTACTGACATTTTGAAGAGAGGTGAAGTTTATGGCGAATGAAGAATACTTTGACTTCGAGGAGGTGCTAGCCCGCCTAAATAATCTCGAAGTAGTTGTATCACAGTTAGCTACTCCAGAGTTGAATTATAAACGACCTGGAAGCGAAGAGTATGAAAAACTTACTGATACATTAGATTATCTCCATAATAAGATAGCAGAACTAGAAAACAAATGTCATACACCATAGTATACAGTGATTATAATGGTCTCCCTGGCGGAGCAGGTAACTACGATTATTTAAGTGGTGCTCAGGCACCAATACTACCTGCTGTAGATTTATTCAACAGTTTTAATTTTGAGATCAAGGCAACGACAGCAGAAGTTGCTACACCTCCGACACAGAAGACTGGTGCAGGAAAAGATGGTCGCACATATAGTAATTCAACAAACTACAGGACTAGAGGTACTAGGTATGGTTCTAGCACCGCTAAACCTCAAGGAGCATATCGCGGTGTCCATGTTGCTCGTATTCCTACCGATGTGAGATGGGTAGATACCAATGGTCCTAATGGTGATGGTATCGCACAGAATGAGAAGGGTGATTGGTTTAGTCGTGAAGTGCTATCTAAATCAGATGGAAAAGGTGGTGGTGTTACTTTTGTAAAAAATCCAACACCATCAGGTAATACTAGTTTTTCATTTGTTACGAATACAGAAGAAGAAACAGCAGCAGAATCATTTACTGTTCTTGATTGGAATAGTTTAAGTATTCAAGGTTCTTATAATGGTGGTGTATTCTGTTATAATGAATTTGCATATATCGATGAGGATCCAAATACCTATGGAAATGCAGACTACACAACTCAGACGTATGAGGTAACTAGTTTATATGAATTACCAGAAAAGTTTGATCAACTTTATAAATTTGTTCCTGATCAGCGAGAGAGCACAACACTTACATTTACAATTGAAGTAGATTGGCAAGTCTTCATTAGTTATGGTGCATATGCAGGATTAATTAGTGCATCAAATCAGGCAAAGATTTTAGATAGAATGGGATATACTAATGCTACTCAAACTGGAACTGATGTTCACACAATCACTCATACAATTAATAATGATACTCGTCATTGGCCTAAGATCTTAGAAGAGATTCTAGCAACCAGGCAAAGATCACAGGAGGAACAGAATGAGCGTCTCGGACAAACATTCCCCACTACTGAAATTGAAATTACAACATCTAAAAAAATAGGGGCAGAATAACATGTCATTAAGAGCTGCTGGCAGGATCGGAGATGTTTATATAAAGAGATGTAGCACACCAGTGCAAGGCACAGGTTCTCCAAAAGTTTTTATGGAACAACTTGCTGCTAGTAGAATTGGTGATAAAACTCTTCCTTATCAGGAAATAGTCCCATGTCCGAAATGTTGTAAGACTCATACAGCAACTGTTCTTTCTGGTTCTCCCAAGGTCTTTGCTACGGGTTCAGCAGTAGAGGCGATTGGTGATATGGCATTGGGTATTACTGGATCATTTTCTTTACTTAAAGGTGCTCCAACAGTATTTGTAATATGAGAATAATTCCATTTAGCAATCAAGTTAAATTTATTCCTAAAGACAGTAAGAGTGAACGCATAACTCCTGCTGCTTGGTTTACTGTAACTCAAACTGATATTGCTATTGCTGAATCTAGTTCTGGTGCCACAACTGTCGGTATTGCTGATCCTAATAATTCTCCTGGTGGAGGAGGAGGTGCCGGTGGTGGTGGTGGTGGAACTAGTCTGGAAGATTTAATACCACTTATTAATAATGTGACGCCATTAGAAGATACTTTTATTCAATTACTTGAACCAACAACAGTTCCATATGTATTAATAGCATCTGCTGGCACTAACTTAGCAGATCCAGCATTGCTGGAATATCAGTGGCAACTGAAAGATTCTGGAACTAATACTTATGTTGATATTGCTGGTGCTAATTCTGCATCATATTCAGTTCCTGTCGGAATGACTGTAGCAAATGCTGATGGTGATTGCTATCGTTGTAAAATTACTCATAGTGGTACTGCAGTAAACTCTCCTCAGTATTCATCCAAATATGAATTTGATATTCGTAGAACAATTACGATTACAACACAACCTGAATTAGCAGGATCTGGAGTTGCTGGTGATACAGTTACATTTGCTGTAGCGGCAACAATTAGCAGTGACGTAGTTAGTTTTCAATGGCAATTAAAAGAAAATAATACTAATACTTTTATTAGTATTATTGGTGCTAATTCAGCAAGTTATACTACACCAATATTAGACACGTATGAAGATAATGGAGATCAATATAGATGTGTTCTAACTAATCCATTTGCAAACACTGTAACATCATCTATTGTTACTCTGATTGTTGATGGTGCTGATTTTAGAGTTTCCCCTCCCATTTACAGAATTGATACTGAGGGTGTTGGATATGATACAGAATTTTGGAGTTTGGAAAGAGATGGTGCATTAATCTTAGATCCATCAATAAGTTCTGACTATACTCTTACTTCATTGGATAGTAGGAGAACTAAATTTCTTTCTCATCTATGGGGTCAGGGAACATGCGCTGGTAAAGGTGGATACACAAAAGCGGGTGTTCCTATTGCATCAACTGAAAGTGTTTCTATGAAATTGAATGCTGGGGCAGGTGCTGCCGGATCTTCTGATAGTGGACGCTATGCTGAAGCAGGCGGTGGGTATGCTGGTATTTTTGAAGGCAATGTCATATCTCATGCAACTGCTCTTGCTGTCGCAGGTGGTGCTGGGGGTTCTAGTCTTAACACAACTTCTTCTTGTACTGGATCCCAATCATCAATATCATATCCTTATACTACTACTACTTCGTATCAGCAAGCATATGATTGTTCGACAACTCAGTACAAAACTAATTACGGAAGCATCAATCATCTTTTTGATTGGGCTGGTAATCGTACTTTATCCATAACGCATACTGGAACCCCCCTGGCGGCTCGTCTCGCCCTTGGTGGGCAAACTCAGGCAAGAAGATATTATATATTTTTTGCTCCTGGACATTATATGTTGGATAATAATTATTCTTTAAGCATTTCTAGTAGTGGATGTACTGCTGGAAGCAGACCTAGATGTCCTGGGATGTATTATACTATTGATTTAAAATACTACCACTTTTTCTCCGTTACTTTTTATAGGTATGATTTGAATGTTACTTCATTCGTATCAAGTTTTAATTATTATGCTACACAATCAAAAAGAACTCCACAAACATGCTATAGAACTGCTTATACTAGCACTACTAACTATTATTATCATACACCAACTGCAGCAGTCTCTGGTGGGTCTGGAGGTGGTCTAACAGGAACTGATGGTGGCGATAGTTCACAATCAGTAATTTCTGCTAAGGGAGGTGATGCTGGATCCCAGTCTGCGGGAGGTGCAGGAGGTACAACTTCATCTGCTGGATCAACTAACGGATCTGATGGTTCTGCACTGCAGGGTGGTAGTGGTGGTGCTAACAGTGGATCTTATGCTGCTCCTGGAGGCGGGGGCGGCGGCGGTGGATATTATGGCGGCGGTGGTGGTGCCGGTGGTTATGATGGATATAATGGAAGTAGTAATCCCGGAAGAGGACCGCAATCGGGTGGTGGCGGTGCTGGTGGCGCAGGTTATATTGATACCAGTGTAGTTGGAACCACCGGAGCATTTGCTAATGAAACTAATACGAATAGAGGGACTGCAGGTGAAGAACAGCAAAATTCAAGAATTGTTATTAATGCGACATATATTGAAGTAACAGCAGATCCAGAATCTTCTGTAGTTAATGATGGGGATACAGTTACATTTACTGTAGCGGCAACTGTAGTAAATGGGGAGGGTGAATTAGTAAGTTTCCAGTGGCAGAAAAAGACATCAGGAATTTGGAATGATATTTCTGGAGCCACTAATGCTAATTACACTACGCCCACATTAACTATTTCAAATACTAATGAATCTTATCGTTGTGTTTTAAATAATGACTACTGTTCAGAAAAGATTAGTGCAGAAGCTCTTACTGTTGTGGCAGGAGCAGCAGAAACTAATTTTGTAATTACTAATCCTGGTCAGACAAATATACCAATACCATCTGCTGCTTCTGAGTTTACATTTAAAATCTGGGGTGCTGGTGGTGCTGGCACTGGAGAAGGTTTCCCTGTTAGAGGTGGATCTGGCGGATTTGCAAAGGGTACTATACTCATTCCCGAATCTAATACAAATAGTATTAATGTATTTGTTGGTGCTACTGGTTTAGGTTCTCCTGTTGGTATGTCTGGTTATGGTGCTGGTCGTGGCGGTCAAAGATCAGAAATGACATTTGGATCAGATATTGTTTACGTTGGCGGTGGCGGCGGATCAGCACAAGCAGGTAATGGTGGATTTGGTGGAGGTGCTAATAGAAATGGTGGTTCTGGTGATGGCACATTTGCTCCTGGTAGTGGTGCTAGCACTGGAGGAGGCGGTGGTGGTAGTTCTAGTGGCACTACAGGTCGTTCTGGTGGTGGAGCAGGCGGTGGTTTCCCATATAACACTGGTAACCGTGGTGGCGGTGGCGGATCAGGATATTATGGTGGAGGCGGCGGTGGCGGCGGTAATGGCACCACAGGACAGTCTGGAGGAGGTGGTGGTGGATCAGGATATAAAACTGGGTCCAATATTACTAATTTTGTAACTGCTGATGGGTCTAAAGGATCTACTACTGCTCCATATTCAAATGATCCAGACTATGTTTCCGGTCATGGTGCTGGTGGTCAGAATGGTCTTGCTGTGATTAATTTCCTCATAGAAAACCAATTAGTCATGACTGGTCTTAGTAGTTCTAATACAACTGATATTAGTGCTTTATCTTCGACTTTAACTCTCACCGAAAATGTCCTTTTATCACCACTTGATGGAGACTATGATGTAGTTGTAAAATGTCGTGGTGGAAGTCCATCTGGAACAGGTGCATATGTTCAGGGAACAATTCACATGACGAGTGGAAATATCTACATGCTTTATTATGATGCTAACTATGCAGCAGTTTTCTTTGGAACTTCAGTTGATGGGAATAAGTGTATAATGCTCGGTGCTCAAGGTGGGCATCAGGGTAATGGTGTATATGGTGGAGTTGGTCCCGGTGGTAATGCTGGATATCCATCTGGAAGTTCTGGAAGTAATCTCAATGCTTCTGGTGGCGGCGGTGGCGGAACCACTGCGCTTTATAGAGCAGGAACATTTAATGCCACATATCTTATGAGTTACAAATTAGGATCTGGTGGTGGTGGCGGATATCCTGGTGCTAGTGATGGATATAGTGGAGCTCCTGGAACCAGCGGTGGTTTCTTCTCTGCTGGTTCTGGTGGTGGCGGTGTTGATGGTTCTGGCGGTAACGGAGGCATGGGTTACTACGGCGGTGGCGGCGGTGGCGGCGGTTGGGACTTAGAATATAATGCTGGTGGTGAATTTGGCGGCGGAGGCGGCGGTGGATCTTCTTATCATGGAGGTCTTCCAAAACCTTCTATTAATTCTTATAGTCCGGCAGAAGTTGTTGTCAGTAATACTTCTGAGGGGAATGAAGCAGGAGGAGTTCAACTTCAAATTATCAGTGTGACTGCTGTGCCTTGACAGATTTCGTTTATCTTGGTATACTACTTGAGTAGTCAATGATTGAGTAATGGCAAAAAGCCCAAAGTTCGGTTCAAATGAAAATATTGAGACCAAACCGAAAAGAACACGTCAGGGAACTGGTAAACATACTAAATATAGTGCAACCTCCAGTAATGGAAAGCGTAAACGTTATCGAGGACAAGGAAGATGAGCGAAGAAACACCAGCACCAAAGTCTTATGGTTATGTTGTAGGCAAAAGAGCCTCTGAGCAAGATCATCCAGATAAAGAAAAGTCTGATGAGTGAAATTGAAGAGCACATTAAAGAGTGGATTGGCAAAATTTCTGAGTTTAGACCAGAACTAAACAATTTTGCCATCTGCCCTTTCTCTTCAACAGCAACTTATAAAATTATTGAAGCACCTATTGACGATATCATGCCTTTAAATGGGTATGATGTCGTCATTTTTGCTGTCGAAGACTATTTGGATGTCAATGCTATTCAAATGTGGTGTGAAATTTACAATACCATCTACCCTGAATACATTTTTTTAGAGGATTGCGCTCATTCTCATACTTTCATCAATGGTATTCAGACAAATAATGCGAAATATAACTTACTTTTATGTCAAAGTAAGGAAAAATTACGAAAAAGTCGTAAAATACTAGCAGAATCGGGATATTATCAGCATTGGAACGATGCAATGATGAAAGAAATTCTTGGGGAAGATTTTGATATGGTAAACCACTATAAATAATTGAAAAAAACCATATCAAATGGCATTAAAAGCATCAAGATCCTATAAGGACTTGAGTTTCACATTTAAAACCAACCCCTTACGGAAGGATTTAAACCTTTTGAAGGATGAAAATGCGATTAAGAGATCACTTCTTAATCTTTTTTCTTACAGGAAGGGTGAAAAGTTTTTTAATGCTGGTTTTGGTAGTGGAATTCCTGAATTGTTATTTGATCCATTTGATTTTGTTACTGCTGGATCAATAAAAACTGAGATAGAAAATTTAATTACTTTATATGAACCCAGAATTAATCTTATTGAGGTAGTTTTGGATTTGAATGAAGATCAATATGAGTATGATATTCAAGTAATTTATAGTATTCCTGATACAGATCCTCAGATCTTCACCACTTCGTTAACATTAACGTCATCATCAAAGATATAATCAATGGCATTCGCACAAGTTAGTTCCCTAGATTACGCTGATATCAAATCTGCCTTGGTTGATTACCTGAGGCGAAATACTGATTTTACAGATTATGACTTTGAAGGATCAACACTGTCTTCTATTGTTGACCTCTTAGCATACAACACTTATTATACTGCCTTCAATACTACGATGGCAGTTAATGAGAGTTTCTTGTCGTCTGCCTCTCTAAGAGACAATATTGTAAAAGTTGCCAAACAACTTGGATACAGTCCAAAGTCAACAACTTCAGCAACAGCATTTCTTAAATTAAAAGTTGATTTTAGTAGTGTTGCGGCAGTTGACCAAAGATTAGTGCCATCATTCCTTACTCTCAAGAAGGGTAACTGTTTTATTTCATCAAATCCAGAAAATAGAAACGAAACATACCAATTTTCTATTTTAGAAGATGTTGTATCTCCGGTAACGAATAATATTGGATATATTTCAAATGTTTCATCGGATCAATTGCAAGTAACCGAAGGAATTTACTTAAATTTTAGTTATGTCGTAGATAATACAATTTCCAATCAAAAATTTATCATTCCTACTGCTAATGTAGACACTGAAACCATTAAAGTAGTAGTAAGAGAAAATGCTGTAGCGTCAAAAACTGAAATTTTCACAAAAGTTGAAAATATCCTTGATGTAACTGCGGTTGATAAAGTATTTTTCGTCCAAGAGACTGATGATGCCAGATATGAATTAATTTTTGGTGATGATGTGCTGGGGAAGAAAGTTACTGACGGGCAAATTATTGAAGTTTCATATATTGCATCATCTGGTAAAGCAGCAAACAAATTAAAGAATTTTGTTTTCTCAGGTGAAATTTATGACGAAGATTTAAACCGAGTTTTGACAGGAATTACAACAACAGTTGTATCTGGTTCTGAAGGTGGTGATGATATTGAAGACAGTGAAATAATCAGAAAAAATGCTCCTGCATTCTATTCCTCACAAAATAGAGCAGTAACATTAGAAGATTATAAGGTAATTACTCAAAGACTTTACTCAGCAATTGCTGATATTATTGTATATGGTGGCGAAAGTGAAGAACCACCTGAGTATGGTCGTGTAAAAATTGCTATCAAACCAAAATTTAGCGATATTTTAAGTAATTCTACTAAAAGAGATATTATTACTAAACTTAAGAAGTATACAGTTGCTTCTGTTACTCCAATTATTGTTGATCCATCGATTGTTGATGTAGTTTTAAGAACTAAAATTTATTATAGGCAAACTGAAACTAATTTGACATCCGAACAAATTAGAAACGTTGCAATTCAAAATTTAACTGAATATAGAGATACTAATAATATTAGTAAGTTTGGTGGAGTGATTAGAAAAAGTAAAGTAACTACAGTTATTGATGCTTCCGAAAGTTCAATTGCAGGTAATGTTACTGATTTTATATTGAGGAAAAAATTAGTACCAGCACTCGGTACTACAGCTCAATACTTGTTATGCTATGTAAATCAATTCCAAACATCATGTGCTGGAAAAACCACTATCACAAGTTCCAAATTTAGAACTGTAAATTATCCGAATGATGATTCATTCATGGAAAATACTGAGGATGGTGCAATTAGAATATATACTATTGATTCTGCTACTGCATCTAAGAAAATTTTAGTTGAAAATGCAGGAACTGTTGATTTTACTAATGGCAAAGTGACTATAAATTCAATTCAATTTGTTAGCGGCAGTAATGAAAATGATGAAATTTTTATTAGTGCCATCCCATTTAATGATGATGTGAGTGCAGTGAGAGAAGTATACTTAAATCTCTCAATAGAAGATAGTATTCTCCAGGTATTCCAAGAAACAGCATAAAATGAATTTTAACAAGTTAACTATCTCAGACTTAGTAGATCAGCAACTACCAGAGTTTGTTGTCAACGAATTTCCTACATTTGTAAAATTCTTTGAGGAATACTATAAATCATTAGAATTATCTGGTGGTCTACTTGATATCACCAATAATTTTCTTGATTATAAAAATATTGATAATTTAAGAAAATATAATCTTGTTACTACTTATAAATTACAGCAAGCAATTTCTGCTACTGATGAAACCATTGTTTTAGACAGTCTTGATGGACTTCCTTCGGAGAATGGTTTAATTAGCATAGGTGATGAGATTATTCTTTATGAGACCGTCAATTTATCGTCTAGAACACTCCTAAATTGTAAAAGAGGATATTCGGCAACAACTAAGTTTGATAGCACTGCTACGACCGTAGAGAGCACTGTAGCAGCATCTCATCAATCAGACGATACTGTAACAAATTTATCAAATCTTGTTCTATTTCTTATCTTAAGAAATTACGAACATCAATACCTTGCTGGGTTCCCATTTGAGAATATTTCTTCTAATATTGATAAAGACACCTTACTTAGAAATATTAAAGATTTCTATAATTACAAGGGAACTGATACTTCTATTGAATTTTTATTCAGAGCTTTATTTGACGAAGAAGTTACAGTAAAATATCCAAAAGATTATGTAATTAAATCTTCTTATTCGGATTTTACTGTTGATGACATTATCAAAGTAGAAGCAATTGAAGGAAACCCATATGATCTTATCGGAAATCGATTAAGTCAAAGTGATGCTAGTGGAGTATTGACAAGTAGTGCTGTAATTGATGAAATTTTAATTAATAATATTTCAAATTATGCTTCTGCTAATAAAACTGTTTATGAATGTAGATTAAACGTTATCAATCAACAATTTTTTGAAATTCCTAGAGAAACTCTTCTTAGAGGAGTTTTGTCGTCCACAGATTCTGTAATTACTGTTGATAGTACAATTGGATTTCCTCAGTTAAATGGAATTATCCAAATCGATGATGAAGTTATAACTTATCGATATAAAACGTTCAATCAATTCATTGATTGTGGAAGAGGTGTTTTTGATACTGTTGCTATTAGTCATGCAAATTTAAGTGATGTTAGAACTACCGAATTTCTTTTTGGATATGCTGATGGTATAGAACTTGAGTCAAATAAAGTAACTATGAGGTTACTTGGTGTTTCTTCTAGTGTTATTATTAATGATGGCGGTGCTTATTTTGAGGAAGCTGAAAAAGTAGAGTTATCACTTGATGGGGATATTGATTCGAGGCAACAATTTACAACATGGATTAAAAACGAAACTGGAACTCTCTCAAGTAGTTCTGATGTTCAGATAAACAATAATGTCAGCACTATTACCACTGAAATATCAAATATTTACAAAGATGAAAATTATGCTTATATTGTCTCGTCTGGACTTCCCGTACATCCAATCGGAGACTTTATTGGAGTTGGTTTTAATGTAAATAATCAAAATCTTTTAAAAACAATTCCACTTTCGACTGAAAAAAATACTCAAACTCAATTTACTGGAAGTAACGCAGTTGGTTTGTTTATTAATGGTGTAGAAGCATTTAGTTCTCAGGATTATGAAGATGTTTCATTCGGCAATATCGAAAGTGTTGAAATTGTCCAAAAAGGATTTGGTTTCGAGACTGATATTCAACCAGTATTCAGAGTAGCAAATTCTTCCGGCGCTGGGGCTACATTTCATGCAAATATTATAGATGGAAAAGTATTTTCAATATCAGTAGTAGATGGCGGAAATGGATATACTGAAAATCAATCATTAGAAGTTACATATGGATTTGATGCCACTGCAACAATTGCAAATGATTTAGATATTATTAATGGTTCCATTAGAACAATTACAGTAACTAATCCAGGTCAAGATTATGTTGCCACACCTAATGTAGAAATTATTGATAGCACTGGCAAAGGAACGGGAGCTTTCGCTATTGCTGAGGTAACTAATAATCAGTTGACTGGTGTAATTGTTCTCAATGGAGGTGTTGATTACAGTGATAAAGATACTATCACTGTGAGGATTGTTTCTAAAGGTACTGGTGTTGTTGCTAATGCTATCGTTAAAAAATGGTCTTTTGATAGAATATTTAAGACAAAAAATTCTATTGATATAAATGGTAACTGGACACCTGCACAAACAATTAAATCTGATACCGGTAACGGTTATCTATATCCAAGTAGAAATATTGCGTATAATCTTCAATATGCATATCCATCAAATCCAAAACTTCTTAGACATTCGTTATCTGATAACGTCCAGGGTGTAAATGCCAACTATGATGAAAAAACATCTGGATTTGTTCATTCTCCTATTTTAGGATGGGCATATGATGGAAATCCAATTTATGGTCCTTATGGATATCTTACTCCAACCGTTCCTGCTAATGGTATTTCTAGACAAACCAGTTCTTATGTATTAAAAACTACTGCAGAAGCTACTAGACCTAACGTAGTAAAATATCCTTTAGGTTCTTTTGTCAATGACTATGAGTTCATTCAAGGATCTGGAAGTCTTGATATCAATAATGGTCGTTTTTGCATCACTCCAGAATATCCTGATGGAAGATATTGTTACTTCCTTACAGTAGACAGTTTTGGTTCTGGTGTTTATCCATATATTCTCGGAAAGACATATCATTCTGTTCCGGCAGAAAATAATTTTAATATTGAGTTTAATCAGCAAAACGAAGATAACTTACCCAAAGAAGCAAGAAGAATTAGAAGTTCTGCTACTCCAAGTAAAGGTTTTGATGCTATTTTATCAGTATCTAATGTTGAAAGAGGAACTATTGATGATTTTGTCGTTTACGAAAGTGAAAATGTATTCAAAGTATTAGATTCTTTGTATATCAACAATGATGACACCGAAGGTTCTAGAGCATTCGGTAGAGTTGAATCGGTTAAAGGTGAAAATGTAACTACAGTATCATATCAAGTTTCTTCTGGGTTTACGCATCCTCAATTAACTACAACTAATGGAATTCCTGACAATCCTTGGCCTGTTGAGATTAGTGCTCCATATTTAATGGCAGCAGGTCTTACATATGATATTACAGTAGAGACCTCAAATCCTCATTTATTATCTGATAATGATATAATTACATTAGCATTAAATAGACAAGCATTATCATTAACAAAAACTTTTAAAGTAAGAGTATCTAATTATCAAACTATTAATTATGTAAAACCTGTTGTTGAGACTACCTTAGTTGTTGATGTTGCTTTCAACCAAACGACCATTAACGTAGATAATTCTAACGATTATAGAGAAAATGATTATTTAAAAGTTAATGATGAAATTTTAAAAATTGTTTCGATTGATTATAATTCAGATCAAATTACTGTCGAAAGAACTCAGTTTGGATCTTCACTGAGATTACATGCAGCTACTAACAAAGTAGAACTTTACATACCCGATGATCAACCAGATTATAGATTAACTGTAGGGTCGGCAATCACGAGTAGTGGTGTTTCAGGAACAATTTATAGTATCGACAAAGAAAATTCTGTTATTGAAGTAAGAGTTGGTTCAGGCACACTTACAAATTCAAGTGTTCTTACAGATGCATCTTCGCCAACAGGAAGAACTATTAATGTAAGTAGTGTAAGTGATACTAAGATTTATTGGGAATTCGATCCTACTGGAACTGGCAATTATTATGTTCGTGATTTGTCTTTTAGATTAATTAGGGGAACTGAATATATTTTTGATACTAGTGATGGAAGTATTTTTGGGTACAGTTTAATTTTCTCTGAAGATTCAGCAAATATCAATACTGTCGCAGGTGTAACCTCTGTTGGAACTCCAGGAACTTCTGGATCATCAGTAACTATCACAAAAGATGCATTGTTGAACTTTGATGTTTCTAGAATATATTATTATGAGCAAAACGGTCAAATTCTCAATAATAAAACATTTTTATCAGTCCTCACATTTCCTGATGGTGTTAAAAAAATTAAAGTGGTTGATGACAATAGGTTTAAGTTCACTATTCCTATACAACCCGAACAGACTAGTTACACAAATTTAGTTTCATACAGCACAACTTCACAAACTAGTATTGGTGCAATTAATACTGTCACGGTAGTTGATGGGGGTGAAGGTTATAAAAAACTGCCAAATATTTCTGGAGTTATTCATACAGAATTAGATTCAGCAAAATTGGCATATTCAATTACTGGAGGTGCATTCAATGACACATTCAGTGTTTTAAATCCCGGAAATAGATATTCAAATAATACAAAAATTATTGTCAATACTCTCACTGGTAGTGGAGCAGTTTTAACACCAACGATTGTGGGTGGTAAAATTATTTCAGTAAAGGTTACTGTTGCTGGTAACGGATATGATGAGAATGATACTATCTCAATAATTGATACTGGTGCTAAAATTTTCCCAGTCAGTGATAGTATTGGCAAAATTAAAACAATTAGATTTAATAATAGTGGAAGTCAGTTTAATCCTGATAGAACATTTTCTAAATCTTTAGTATTCAAACAAAAAATAATTATTACTGGTATTTCTGGTGGTACTTATAAACTTTCTGAAAATGTAACATCTTCTGGTGGATTATCTGCTAAAATTGACAAAATAAGACAAATTGGTGTTGATGTTTTCTTACTTGATTTAAAAATCAACTCAGGAATTCCTAGAGTAGGTGATACTATCACGGGTTCTATTTTACAGGTAACATCTACAATTTATTCTGTAACAAATCCCGATATTATTGGAAGTATTTCTGGATTTATCTCAAAAGTTGGTTTCTTTGATTCTGATTTAGGTAAGATTAGTGCTTCATCGCAAAAAATTACTGATAGTTATTACTATCAAGATTTCTCCTATGTCATCAGAAGTACAAAATCTCTAAGTGATTATAAAAAATATGTTGATGAAACAACACATCCACTTGGATTTAAATTATTTGGTGAAGTATCTGTAGAGAATGATGTTGACTTTGATGATACTGTAACAGGAAATCCATTTAGTATCGGTCTTGCTGACGATCATTCTGCTAATGAAGTTATTATTACATTACCTAATGTAAATGTAGAATCGGATATTGTTTTCAAAAAATATGAAATTTCTAGACTTAATACAGTTAATATAAAAGCTTATCGTGGTATAGGAGCTGCTCGTCTTAATTTCTTAGATAACCAAATTGAAGCAGTGCAAATGGCAGATCTTTCTGCAGAACTTAATGCTAGTACTCAAACATATACCTTGACTACACAGGATGGTAATTTCCCATTAGATACATCCAATACTTCTATTCTTCTTTCATTGAATGATGTATTCCAAGAACCATTCCAAACATCTACTGTAACTGGAATTAGTTACTCTGGTGGAATTGCGACTATTACTACTGCCGCAGATCATAATTTAGCAACTACATTAGTAGGTCAAACATATCCAAATCAAAAATATATTCATATTTCTGGTGTAACCAATACTGGCAATTTAAATTTTAACGATCAGTTTGAAGTATATGATGTGCCATCAACAACTACAATCAGAGTTGTGTTTAATAACCCCAATGGTTATCTAACAAATAATGATCCTGCAGTTTGTGCTGATGTCAAGTCAACCATTGATAATTTAGTTAGTATTTTAACATATTATTTAAATAATCCATCTGCTGCACTACCCACAAATAACACAGGCGTTTGGTTGGATGAAGCATCATCAACCGTTGTTAGTGCTAATAGACACAGAGATGGTGCTAATTTAATTGATATCAATAGATTTGAAATTATTGATAGAGCTAATGCAGAAATTTCTTTACAGTATCCTGATTTTTACTATCCAAATGATACTCAAACATCTGGATATAGCAGACAGAAAGATTCTTATAGATTAATTCAGCAAAACCGTAAAGAATTAATTGATAGAGGTGCTGCTGAAATTGCAGTTCAGTATCCTGATTTTGTATATCCTGGTGATCCTGCTAATGCAAGTGATTATCGCTTCAAGGATGCTTACAGACTAATTCAGCAGAATAGAACTGAGATTATTGATAATGCATATGCTGTAGTAGCAGCAAATCCTCCTGTTCCAGCTCCGGCTGATCTTGAGAACAAATGTAAGCGTGATATTGGATTATTCATTGATTATACATCAATTGATCTTGTCAATGGTGGTAATGAGTATGCGCGTAAGTTTGCCCTTCAGTATTTTGATGATGCTGGAAATCCTCTCACAAATGGATTACTTAATGAGGAAGTAGCATCAGTTGCTGCATTTACTTCTGCTAAGGATAATATGATCCTTGCGTTTACTAATCAACTTACAATTACTGATACTACAATCACTGTAGATCCTAATGGTTGTGCTAACGTAACATCTGCTATTACAGTTCTTGCTGGTATTGTAAATGATGCTATCACAGCAGGATCTACTGCTGGTCTTCCAACAGAAACTATCGGTGCTGATACTACTGGTGAAGCAAAATGTAAGCGCGACCTTGGATTGTTTATTGATGCCGTATCACTAGATGTTCATACTGGCGGTAATGTATATGCTGTTAAATTCCTCAAAAAATATTTTAACGCTCAAGGAACATCATTTATCTCAAATGGTCTTTCCGGTGAAGTTCTAGAATCTAATACTGCATTCAATAAAGTAAGAGATTTGATGAAGCAAGCAATTGTAAATCAACTTCTTGTTAAGGATCTTACTATTACTAACGGTAATGCTAGTTACTGGGGGGATGCAGTCGGAACACCAACAGATGTCACGTATGATGCTAATACTGGCGTCTCAGTTATCACGATTGCTAATCATGGATTGTCTAATGGTGAAGAGGTCAAGATTAGAGATAATGGTCTGACATTTACCTGTGAAATGGATGGGAATGTTAAAGAAAAATCTTATCCAAGACTTCTTGATGGTAATTCAAATACAGCAATGCCTGTTTCTAATGTTACTACAGATACATTTGAAATCAATGTTGGTACTTCACCAATTGTAAATTTCAATGTCAGTGATGCTACTTATACTCCTTCCACTGGAGATGTTGAGATTAATATTGGTACTCACTCATTACGCGCAGGAACATCTATTAAACTTGCTGACGAAGCACTTACGTTCACCTGTGATTTTGACAACAATCAAACTCAGCATAGTTACCCCAAGACTGCTATCTTAAGTGAAACTGTCACAGATGCATCTTATGATCCAATACTTGGTGTTCTCACTGTTACTGTTAAAAATCATGGATGGGAAAACGGAGATCTCGTTAAATTTGATGATGACTCTCTAGTCTTTACTTGTGGAATGGATGGAAATGCTACTAACCACCCATACCCTCGTTCTACTGATCCATTCAGTGGTAAGTGGATACCCATTTACGCTGTAACAGGAAATACTTTTAGGGTTGCGGTAGGAGTTTCATCTAATACTTCTACACATACATTTGTCAGTGCAGTCGAAGACGGATTGAAGAAGAAAAAAGATAAGACATACGATACTGCTGTAAATATTGTCACAGTCACAGCAGATACAATTACGATCAATGTAGGTAGTTCAACAGATACATCAGCACATACATTTATTTCTGCTGTCCCAAATGCTGTTATTTCTGGTGGTGATTATCAGCATACATTTATAAGAGCAGTTACTGATGCTATTGTCAAAACACAAGTTAGTTCTCCTGTTTCAAATAACAGTGATGGTGCATGTGCTGACATCAAATCAAATATTGACACTCTCGTTGAAATTGTAACAGTATACTTAACTCAAGGATCTTTGAATTTTCCAAATCCTCTACCGGCACAATCTGTAAGAGTTCCTTCTGCTGGCGAAGCAAAATGCAAGAGAGATTTAAGTCTAATTGTTGATGCTGTTATTAGTGATATGAGAACAGGTGGTAATTCCAATATTAGAAGTTCCACTCAGAAATATTTGGATGGAGCTGCTTTATTGAGTAATGGTCTTGCAGGCGAAGTAGATGAATCTATCACTGCTTTCAATAAGGCAAGGGATCTGATGAAACTTGCAATTGCAAACCAACTTTATATTCAAGATTTAACTATCTTACCTGATTTCCTTACTACTTCTGGAACCATTGAGGCATCGAGTCTTACCAATTCTGTTTTTACTGAAGGTCAGTTTGAATATTCTAATTCAATACTTAAACTGTATGAAACTGTAAGAGAAGGAACTGTATTCCATAGTACTTTCTTTAAATTTGTTTCTGCTGGAGATGATGCTCGATATTCATATAAAGTAAAAAATATCTTGTTTGATGGAGTCAGTACAGATTATCCTTTATATAAAATTAATGGTTCTAATGTTACTACAGAAGCAGATGAAAATCTATTAGTGTTTATTGATGGTGTTCTTCAACTTTATGGAGAATCTTATACCATTGATAGAAGTGTAAATCCAAATATAATTAAATTTACCCATGTAATAGAAAAAGACAGACACTTCTTCTCTTATACATTCAGTAAATATAAAGTCTTAAATAATTTTGCAGATAAATTTAATTCTAGTGCAAGATCATTTGAATTTGCGTTTGGAGAAGACAACATTCTTCCTCCAGATGATCATCAAATGTTGGTGATGCTTGATGGTGTTCCTCAAGTAGAGGGATCTTCATATAACATTGTTGATAACGTAATTACATTTACTGAAGCACCCACTACAGGGAAAAAATGTTTCGTATTATATTTCTATGGTAAAGTATTTGAGAAGACTATTTCAATCTGGAATGGTGAAGTATTTGAAAACTTAGAATATATTGGAGATAATAGTCCCGAAGGATGTCAGTATTTAACTAAGGTTGCAAATACTGGAGATATTATCAAACCTGGTGATAAAATTAGAATTGATGGAGAATCCGTAAAAGAAATTATTAAAGTTGAAGAAAGGGCACTTGTCAATACTGACAATTTGATTTACACAGCATTAGTATACACCGACAATTCATATATCCGTGGTAAGAATGCTGTTGCTAATGCTGTAATAGATCCTAGTGCTACTACTGTTTCAGGTGGCAATCCAGTTGGCATTGATGGAACTGTAGGTGTTGAATTTGGAATGGGTATTCCTACAGTATTTGCTCCAGGACCAATTACTGGGATTAATATAACAAACCCAGGTCTTGAATATGATGTAGCTCCTATCGTTCTGTTCAAAACAGAATGTGATAATCCAGGAACTGGTGCAGAAGCTATCGCTCAAATTACTAATGGTAAAGTAACTAATGTCATTATCACAAATGGCGGTTCTGGATATACAGAACCACCCGAATTAATTTTTGCTAAAAAGTATGAGATCATTAGACCTCATACACCATTGTTTATGAGAAATAATACAATTGTTGATATTTCTTTAGCAAGTGCATCATTGCCCGGATTTAACGTCGTAAATGAAAGTGAATTGGAAGATATCATTCCTCTAGTTTCAACTCAACTCACCACTTCACACACTAGTGTGCTTGAAATTGAAAATAAGACTAACCGAGATACATCACGTCCTGGACTTTCTTATGTTCTGGAGACATTTGATAATAACAAATTCTCTTATGAACCGCGTGATCTTAATGATCCATTAGCATCTTATCTTGGTACTGGTGTTACTATTGAAATGATTAACAGATATGCCCCTGCTCTTACAGTTGGTGATTTTACTACTCATAGAGGAGCTACGCAAGGAGCAACTGAACCAAATATTATTAATATCGGACCAGAAGCGTATATGTCATATGGATTCACACTTCCTAATGGTGCTTCTAGCACAGATACTATAATTGAAATTGATGGCTCAATTAATAATGTTCCTTCCAGCGGATTTATTGAACTTGGAGATGAGTTAATTGATGCCGAAAGAATTTCTGGACCAACAACTCCAGGAGTTCAGGCAGTAGTTGATATTACTGGAGTTGGTTATGTTGATTCAGTAAATGTTTCAAACGCTGGTAGTGGATATGAAACAACTCCAACGGTATCTGTTACATCTCCAAGTGGAACTGATGCTACAATTACTGCTAATCTAACAACTTCAGGATCATTTAAGAGATTTGATGTTACTAGTGGTGGTTCCAACTACACTTATCCACCAATCGTTACTTTGGGTGGTGGAATGACTGGTGTAAGTGCTACTGCTGAGATTACGGCAGGAGTTCTCACAGGAATTTCTCTTGATGGAATAAGTTACAACACTACAAATAGTAATCAAATTTTTGAATTTGGTAATGGAACTAGTATCGCTCAAAATGGTTCGGGATCTGGATCTACAGGTGGATTTGATATCGGTGGTTCCCATTTGAGATTTGGTGGTGCCAATGGAACTAGATTTGCAACATTGAATGCAGTTGATACAACAGATGCTGATACTGTTAGAGTATATGCAATTAGAGGTACTGGTAGTAATGGCGGAGAAACACCAGATGTTGTTGGAACAGAAGATTTAGTGCTTCAATACCAAACCACTGCTGTCGGAACAGATCCTGACAATTCATCATGGATTACTCTTGGAATTATTATTGATGCTGTTCCTAATGGATCAGGCACTGGCGTTCTTGACAACTATGACTTTGATATTTCTTCTACACCAGGAGCAATTAATTCAAATACTTGGTTTAGATTGTATCAGGAAGGAAATAGTGGAGCAAACTTTGACCACTATGGCATCCTGAGTGTTTCATTCTTGGATACTAGCACTACCTATACAGATAGCACAGTAACTCTTTCTAATAATCCTCTTGATACTACTGGTAGTGGAGCAACCGCTGATGTTTATATGAATAAAGAAGTTGCTAGTTTGACATTAACGGATGGTGGTACTGGATATGCTCAGGCAACTACTTATAATCTCGTATTCAGCGGCGGCAATCCAACTTCTACCGCTATTGCTACTGGAGATGCTGTGTTTGAATTTAATATTAGTATTGTAAATGCTGGAGAAAGTTATGACACTGCTACTGTGACCTTCACTGGTGGTGGTGGTAGTAATCTGGCAGCACAACTTACTGTTGATCCAAACACCACTAGAATTAGTAATGCAGTTATTACCAACCAAGGAAGTGGTTACACATCAGTTCCTTCATTCCAAGTCTCCGCTCCAGATGATGTTTGGAATTATAATCACATTAAAGTAAAAACACGCGGAGCAAATGGAACGACAGCATCTACACATGCTACTGGAAAATACGCGAGACTCGCTTGGCGAGGGTGATAAATATAAATAACACAAGGAAAACCGTAAACATTAACATTTATAGAAATGCCAGCACTTATTTCTGAACAGTTTAGAATTCATAATGCCCAACAGTTTGAGGAAGCATTTTCTGAGGCAGCACCCACGAACATGTATTTCTTCATGGGCAGACCCCAAGACTGGGATACCGCTGCTGTAGCTGGTGCGACTTCATATGTCGGTCAAGCTTCAGGTAGTCAGCACAGTGGATCTTATCTCGCAGCTCCTGATGAGAACAATCCACCCACGCCCATCGATAGTTTCAATTACGAAAAAGAAGTTTTTGATGATATGATTTCTCTTAAGAGAATTCAATCGTCAGATGTTAGATTAGTTGTCAATAGATACAACTGGACATCAGGAACGACATATTCAATGTATCGTTCTAACTACAGCGCAGACTTCAAGGCAAACTCTGCCGGAGAAAATGCACCTCATATTTACTCAGCGAAATATTATGTTGTAAGTGACTATAAGGTTTACAAGTGTATCTACAATGGATCATCACCCGCTAACCCTAATGGTATTGCTTCGACTGTTGCTCCTAGTGGAACTGGAACTACTATTTTCACAACTGCTGATACTTACAAGTGGAAGTTCCTCTACAGTATCGGAACCGATGATGTAATTAAATTCTTCACAACCTCCTATGCCCCTGTTCCCGCTAACTGGGGCGTCGGAACTGCTGGAGACCCTGCTAATGGCGTTGATGTTAAAGCAGCTGCTGTAGACGGTGCTATCGACACTGTAGTGATTAATACTGGTGGTACAGGATATACTGATAATGCTTCAACCGGATATACTAACGTCCCCATCCGTGGAGACTGGGCGCAAAACGGAGGTGTTCAAGCACTTGCGACAGTTAAAGTTAGTAGCGGTGCTGTAACTGAAGTAACAATCACCACTCCTGGATCTGGTTATACTTATGGTTATATCAACGTAAACTCGACTGAAATCTCTGGTATCGGTGCCCCCGGAACAGAAGCAGTTTTAGAAGTTATCATTCCTCCTGCAGGCGGACACGGATATAACATCTACAAGGAACTTGGCACTAAGCGTGTTATGATCAACTCCAGAGTTCAATATGATGAGAATCTTGAGTTCCCTGTTGATACTGATTTCAGAAGAATTGGTGTTCTTCGCAATCCCGAAGAATCTGGTGGTGGTAGTGCTTCTGGTTCTACCTATAATGGTTTGACTGCTATTAAATTCCCATCTGCAACAGTTGCTTCATTTAATATTGACGAGACTGTAACGCAAACTACAACTGGCGCTACTGGTAAAGTCGTCTCTTGGGATTCTGCTACTAAAATTCTTAAAGTTTATCAGAGCAGCTACGAGCACATTGTTACTGGCAACCAAGGTGGAGATTTAACTCCTTTCTCAGGTTCAAATGCAATCACTGGAGCACTTTCATCATCTGTTGAAACTCCAGACACTACTTACAGTTTGACTACTTCCAATCTAACTTTTGCTAATGGTTATTCAGCGCCAGAAATTAAAAAATATACTGGTGACATCATTTATGTTGAGAACAGAAGAACTGTTTCTCGTTCTATTGATCAAATTGAAGATGTCAAATTGGTCGTAGAATTCTAATATATACCATATAAGATCAAAACAACATTCTAGTCTAGTAATATGCCCCAGAGTACTAATCTAAACAAAGCTCCATACTTTGATGATTTTGATCCGAATAGTAACTTTCATAGAGTTCTTTTCAGACCTGGATACTCAATTCAATCTAGGGAGTTAACAACTCTACAATCTATTCTACAAAATCAAGTCGAAAGTCTCGCTAAAGCAAACTTTAGGCAGGGATCTGTTGTTGTTCCTGGGGAAGTTATTGTAGATAAACAGTATAGTTATGTAAAGGTAAGTTCCTTTACAAATAACTTACAAATTACCGATTATATCGGTAAGAAAATGACGGGTAATATTTCTGGTGTAGTTGCTACGGTATTAAATGCCACAGCTTCCACAACAACAGATTCTCCTACTTTGTTTGTTAAGTATGAAACTGGTGGTAATAGTAATACTGCAGTTACATTTAGTGAAGGTGAGACCATCACTTCTAATTCACCAGGAGCTCCTACAGCAATTGTTGGTATTACTGGAAATGTGAAACCTACTCAAAGTGCTGCCATGGGGTATGGCTCTGCTGTTTCAGTTAGAGAAGGTATCTATTTTATCAATGGATCTTTGGTAAAAAATGAGAATGCTACTATACTTTTAGACAAGTATGGCAATACTCCTACTTATAAAGTAGGTTTCATTGTATCAGAGCAACTTATTACTCCAGAAGAGGACTTCTCTCTGCTTGATAACGCTCAAGGTTATTCTAACTATGCTGCTCCTGGCGCTCACAGACTTAAGTTATCTGTAACGTTAGTAACAAGACCTATTAACTTAGAAGCACAAAAAGATTTTGTAGAGTTACTTCAAGTAAGAAATGGAAATGTCGATGCTACTGTAGATCTTGTTTCTCCTAATGCTCTTATTGAAGATATTCTTGCTAGAAGAACATTTGACGAATCCGGTGATTATGTCGTCAAAGAGTTTCTATTAAACTTTAAAGAAAGTTTAGCAACTGCAGATAATAATGGTGTATACTCTGCAACTCAAGGTGGATCAGAAGATAAATTTGTAGCAGTCATTGAACCTGGAAAGGCATATGTAAAGGGGTATGAAATTGAAACTACATCAGTAAGATATGTTGAAATTGATAAAGCAAGAACAACTGAAACACAAGAAAATAATTCACTGAGCCCCGGCGAAGGATCTAATTTTACTGTAAATAATCTTTTATCATTCCCTGATGTTGAAAGTAAGTCTTCGTCATTGACTGGTACTGGATTACTTAGTACCAATGCATATCAGGAACTTAAATTATATGATAAGTATACTGACGTTGTATTTGGAGAAACAACTGCTAATCTTGACGGCACTGCACCAGAAGCAGAAAATTTCTGGATGGTTACAATCGAGACGTTATCTTCTGCAGATGTAGTTGCATTAAATAGCAACTGGAGTAATGGTGCTCTTTCCGGTCAAGTTAGATACTACCAATTAAATGCTTCTTTAACTGAAGCAGTTGCTATTCTTACGAAACCATCATCAGTTGGATTTAGTATCGGTGAAAATATCACCATGGGGGCTGTTTCAGGAACATTGAAAACAGCAGAAAGACTTACGACACCTTATATTGGTATTGGTAAAACTAAATCAGTTAAATTTCTTACTGGAACTTCGCAAAATGGAGTTTATGATAGATCATCACTTTACAAACTTGGTTTATTTGGTGTAGAATATTTTACTAAAATTTTATGCCAAAATCCACTAAATTTCTCGGTAGGTAAATTTATTACCGGTCAGACAAGTGGTGCTAGAGGTATTGTAGAGCAATTACTTACTGATACAAATGAACTAATTTTATCTAGAGTTTCTGGCACTTTCGCTAATGCAGAGACTTTACTTTCAGAACAAGATGGAACTACAACCCCATATAATTTCGTAGAACCAAGAGGTTCTTTAGCGTCATTTAAAGTAGTATCTTTTGGTGCTACATATGCGGCAAATACAGATATCACTGCAATTAATATCAATGGTGTAAATAGACTTACTGAAATTGGTTCTTCAAATATCACTATTTTAAATAATGAAATTAGATCTATTGTGATCACAGATTCTGCAAGAGCAGCAATAGGAGTATTCACAACTACTCCTACTATAGAAATTGTTGACCCAACTGGAAGTGGATGTGTTGTTTCTGCAGATTTGAATGATAGCACCATCGTAAATTATGATTCATCTTTTGTAAAAAGTTTCTTTAACGCTACGACAGGAAATAATTTTGCTGGAGATATTTACAGCAATGATCTTTCATATTATATTGATAATGGAGCTACATTTAGTGGCACTGAAGGAAACTATTTTATTACTGCAGACAATCTTGGTTCCAGACCAGATGTAGATCTAGTAAAAGGAGATGTTATTGCTGTTGTTGATAATGCTGGTGTTACCAGAAAATATCTAGTAAAATATTCAGTACCTGATGGTGCTGGAGGTTCTGCTAAAATCTTTATCTATGGTGCTGTTCTTTCAGCATTCTCAACTAAGAAAATTTCTAGAATTCGTTCAAAACTTTCTGGTGCTGAATCCAATACTTTATTATATCCACTACCAAATAAGCATGTAAAAACAATGGTGTTGGATCCCGATAACACCAACATTGATTATACCGTACAGCAACAATTCTTAGGAAATCTCGATAGTAGTGGTTCTATCAGTATCAGTGTAGGAACGAACGAACAGTTCCTTGGATACACATCAGAAAATTATATAATGTCGAACCCAAATACGGGTGAATTACTTGATCTCGGTAATAGTGATCCCAATAGTCCTAAAGTATCTTTGGGTAATAGTGCTCAAAGTATCACACTTGATCTTGGTGCTACATTTGCTGACATTCCGTTTAAGTTAATTGCTCCTGTAAGAAAGGCAGATACTTCTCCCAAGACTAAAATTCTCGTAGAAAATCAAGAATACAATGTATCTACAGGATTTTCAGATCCATCAATTCCAATTCAGTATGCTGATGGATTGAAATTAAAAGCAGTTTATATGTCTGCTACTGCTGCAGATGCTACCAACAATGACGTTGAGGTTACTGATCGTTTTGATTTTGACGGCGGTCAAAGAGACACACACTACGATCTTGCTCGTATTACATTAAAACCAGGAGCAATTGCACCTACTAGTAAACTTCTTGTAGTATTTGATTACTTTAAGCATATTGGTGGTGTTAACACTGGTGATTATTTTACAGTAGACTCATATACTAATATTACTTACAGTGATATCCCATATTATAATTCAAGTGTTTATGGAAAGATTTCACTTAGAGATACAGTTGACTTTAGACCTAGAGTTTCTGACTATGATGGTCTAGACACAGCTACAGTTCTTCCTGGATATAGTGATAAAGTAACTGTAAATGCTCTTAAATTTACTGGAACAGGATCTTCACCATCCACACTTCCTATTGCAGGAACATCTTTTGATTCTGGATATGAATTCTATCTGAATAGAATTGATGCTGTTTACATTAGTAAGAGTGGTGGTTTTGTTGTTTCAAAAGGAACTCCGGCATTAAACCCACAGACACCCCAAGAAATTTCTGATGGTATTCTTTTATACCACTTAAACATCCCTGCATATACCTACAGTCTTTCTGACATCACTTCCAAGAGTTTCGATAACCGTCGTTACACGATGCGTGATATCGGTAAACTGGAGAAGAGAGTTGAGAAACTTGAATACTATACAGTATTAAGTCTCCTGGAGCAGGATACATTTAATACCCAAGTCAGAGACGAGTTTGGTAATGACAGGTTCAAGAATGGTATTCTTGTAGATAACTTTGAAGGTCATGGAATTGGTAACACAGCATCAACAGATTATAGATGTGCTATTGACACTCAACTAGGAATTTTAAGACCTAGTTATGCTGCTTCTCAATCAAGTCTTATCGAAAAAGATTTAAATGACGCTCAAAGAGCTGTTAGTGGATATGTAAGAAAAGGTGAGCTTATCATGCTACCTTATACTGAGATAACAACAGTAGAAAATTTAGCTGCTACTAAAACCATTACAGTCAACCCAAATAAATCAGCAAAGTTTACTGGGTTGATGACATTAGAACCTAATATCGATGAGTGGAAAGATACTTATAGAGCACCTGAGTTAATTGTAAATGAGAATTCAGTTTTTGATAATATCAAAAATAACAATCCTGAATTATGGGGAAGTCTTTGGAATGAATGGCAGATCTCATGGACTGGAACTCCAACGTATGCTCTGAATAACTCTACTAACTTTACTGGTTCTTCCAATCAATTTGCTGCTGTACCTGATGTTGCTATTGCAAGTAAGACTAGAACGAGATCCAGAAATGGTACATTAAATAGAGTTTCACCTTATGGATCTGCTGCATTAGACAGAGGTCAAAGATCTTTAGCAACTCCTTATAATCCTTATATCAGAACTAAGAAAGTTCAATTTGTTGTCAATGGTTTAGAACCAAATACTAAGTTGTATGCTTTCTTTGATGGCATCTCAGTTTCCTCATGGGTAAATCCAGATGATGTAACTAATATCACAACACCATTTACTGGTATTGCTGGATATGCTGAAAAAGGTTTTGGTGAAGATATTGTTACTGATGATAATGGAAGCATCAGTGGTATTTTCTTAATTCCTAGTGGATATGCTCCAATCAAAAGTAAGAAGACAATTGATTTACAAACTTCTCCTGGAACATTTTATGATACCACAAGTTCCAAGAAATCATTCGTTGTTGGCAACAAATCATTTAGATTAACATCGAGTGGTACTAATAGTGGTTCTAATTCAGATGTTTCTACTTTTGCAGAAGCATCATATAATGTAACTGGATTACCAGAAACATTTACAACTTCTATCCAATCTACTAGAGTACCATATATCAGCAGAAGATCAACTTCAAATTCTGATACCGTTCAATATATTGGAAGTTCACTAGTTAATATCAATCAGTCTGGATTATTAGATCCTCTCGCTCAAACATTCCGAGTTTCTGGTTTCGAGGAAGGAGTATTCCTTTCTAGTATTGATCTTTACTTTGCTAATAAAGCAACTCCAACTGAAGAAGATACTAATAGACCTGTTAGTGTATACTTAACAGAAACTAATGGTGGTGTCCCTACAAGAACTGTTTTACCTTTTAGTGAATGCACTATGGATTCTGATACTAGACTCAGAATTAAAATGAGTGTTGATATTCCTTCTGGTATTACACTCCTTGCTGGAGAAACAATCACTGGAAAAACTTCCGGTGCTGTAGGAACAATTAAAACTAATCTAACTGTCACAACAGCAAACGCTAGATATAACTTAATTCTTTCAAACCATAATGGAATTGAATTCCTTGCCGGTGAAGAATTTACTGTCAACAGATCTCCTGCAATCACATCTACGGTATTCAATGTAGATGATGATTCTGGTATTGTTGAAAAAATTAAAGTTACTAGCTTTGGTTCTCAATACGAGGATTCGACTACAACAGTTAATATCACTGGTGACATTGGTGGTTCATTTGGTTCTTCTGCTACTGCATCAGCTAAAATTTATAATGGTAAAGTATATGATGTCAATCTATCAAACAAAGGATCCGGTTATTATACCGCACCAACAGTAATTATTTCTGGTGGTGATAATTTAGCATCCGCTACAGCGGTATTTAAAGTGACAAATCCAGCTGTTAGAATGGGTATTTCTACTTCAACTGATGCTTCAAATAGAACTAAGTTTAATTTCAAATCACCTGTTTATTTACGGAATGATGCAACATATGCTGTAGTCGTAACTACATCATCTAAAGATTATACTTTATACAGTTCTGTAGTAGGAGATGCACTTTTAAATAGTGTTATTGCTGCTGCCGCTCAACCAAATGTAGGGTCGCTGTATAAATCACAAAATTCTTCTTCATGGGTTGAAGATAAATTACAAGACCTTAAATTTGTTGCTAACAGATGTGTGTTTAATACTGCAGGAACAGCAAATATTGAATTAGTGAATGATGATTTAGATGTTATAGAACTTCCTGACAATGCTATTTCCGTTGATGATACTTTAGGAACCTCTGCACTATTTGGTTCTAATCAAAAAATTCTTCGTGTCAATCAACCCAATCATGGTATGAAAGAAGGTGATCTTGTCATAATTGATAATGCTGTTGGTGCAGGTGCAGAAAATGGTATTTTTGGAGTTCCAGTAACATTAATCAATGGTTTGCATTCTGTAAGTAATGTTGGTATCGATGAGTATTGCATTTTTATCGACACTACTCTTTGGAATGCTGCTAATGTCTCTATGACTGGAAGTGGTTCTGGAGGTGGAAATGCAATGACAGCAACCACCAATAAGTTATATCAAATCGTTTCTCCTCAAGTTGCTCTTCTAAGTTTCCCATCATCAACAGTTTCTCAGAATATAAAAACTGTTTATGGCAAACCAGTTGACTCAAATACAACTAATGAATATAAAATTTCTCCTACCTACTTCATTACTTCTAATGATAATTATTACTTTGAAGAAAGTAGAATAATTGCCTCGGCAGTCAATGAAGTATACAGAGCTCAATCATCTTTAATGAATGGGGAAAGATCTGTAACTCAAACTATTTCGCTTCAAACATCAAAAGATAATATATCACCTGTGCTTGATGCGAACAGATGTAATTTAATTACTGTTTCTTCCCGAATGGATAATCCAACTGGTAAAGAAGATAGATTTGGTACTGTCTCACAAACTTTGAGTGTAGATGTAAATTCAGACTATACAGTATCAACTGTTAGCCCTGATGTAGTTTCTACAGGAGTGTTTACTTATTCTAGTCCTAGTGGTGGTGATTTTATTAATACTATTGATACTTCTACTAGATTAGTACAATCAGGTTCTGGTGCATCAGGTCAAATTGTTGATGTTGATTTATCAAACAGTACACTAAAATTAATTGATATTACAGGAACTTTTGTTGCAGGTAATTCTGTTACTCAAGATGCGGTCACGGCAACATTAGATACTACCACGCTCAAATCTGGTATTGTTATTGGTTGGGATTCTGGAACTGGATCACTGAAAGTTAAAGTTACTACTGAAGATTTATTCACAGCTGGTGATATTATTGATGATAGTAACACAGGAACATCTCCAATAACGGATAGACTTATTAATTCAATCACAGGATCTAATGGTTTCTTATTCGTAGGTGAAGATTCGTTTAATAGTTCTTCATCTTCTAAGTATCTCACCAAAGAGGTAACATTAGAAACTCCAGGAACATCTCTTGATTGTAAGATTACTGCAAATATGTTTGATAATAAAAATATCAAAGTCTTCTATAAAGTAAGACCTGATGGCAGTTCTGACGATTTCAAGAATATCTCATGGGAAGCCTTCAATGGCACAGGATACTCGGACAATACGGATATCGTAATTCCAAGTAATCTTAAATCTTTCTCTCAATCGGTAGAAGATTTAGGTTCATATCTGGAATATGCTTATAGCGTAAATGATCTGAAACCATTCTCATCATTCGCAATTAAAATTGTGTTTGTCGGAAATGATCCATCACTTGCTCCAAGAATTGAAGACCTTCGTGCTATCGCTCACTCATAATGAATAAGATCAAAGTAGAAGGTCACAGCAACTTATATCGTGATGCACAAAGTGGTGCTGTGATCAATTCCAATCGTTCGGAATATGAAAAATATATGATAGCCAAACAAAATAGAACTGGCATGAGAAACGAGATAAATACTTTGAAGCAAGAACTTGATGAAATCAAGCAGTTACTAAAGAAACTTACAAATGGCAATTAGAGAAGTATTAGTTAGTTTTACATTCGAGCAACAGCGTCAGATGCTCAATCTGATCGGCGCTGATGTGGGAGATGCAAGTTTATTACTAACACCGACAAATGTTGTAGTTACTGCAATCAATGAGATCATCACTGGTGATGTTGATTTATCAAACCAAACTATTGGGATGGATGATGGCACCCTATCATCACCAAGTTTATTCTGGGATGCAGGTCAAGGATTTTATAAAGTAGATGCTAATAAATTAGGATTAACTACCAGTCTTGCCGTTACTGGTAACTTAGAAGTAGATGGAGATATTACATTTAGAGCTGGTTCTGGAACTGGAGGAACATTAACATTCGGTGATCTTGATACTGATAATATTGTAATTAACGCAGATGTTCAATCAAGTATCGTTCCTGATAGCACAGCGAATTATAATTTAGGTAGTCTTAACAAGCAATGGAATAACTTATGGATTGATGGAACTGCTTCTATTGATACACTAGAAGTAGATTTGAATACTACACTTACTGGACAACTTGCAGTAAACTCAGGTATTCTTAAGGTTGATCCTAGTACTGCAACAACAGCAACTATTTTCAATAATTATATCACCACTGCACAAGTCCTTATGGACGCAACTGATATTACAATAGGTGCTGATGTTGCTGGCAGTCTTTCTATCAGAAATGATAATATTGTAACATCGAGAACTTCCATCAATGTTTTTAATACAATAGCAACAACAGTCAATGCTTTTGGTGCTGCCTCTAATGTGGTTACTGGTCTTAGTACTTTTGGAACAACTGGAGTAAACAGTAACTTTAATATTAGATCTGATGATACGGTTTTAGATGGTGACTTAAACGTCAATGGTGGTGAAATTCTTTCACAAGAAAATACTTTTGATCTTTTAATTGCTAATAATGATGTAAGAATTGGAGCTGCTAATGGTGTTGGCGAAACAGTAATTAATAATTCACTGAAGGTTACTGAGAATGTAAATCTTGCAAACTCAGGAACAAACATTACTATTAAAGATAATACAGCAAACGCTCTTGCTATTAAGGAAGGATCTAATACTTACATTACCTTTCAGACGACTGATGCATCTGAAAGAGTTATTGTTTATAAAGATCTTTATGTTGTAGGTAACCTTGATATCTCTGGTGCATCAACAGTCATTGATACAACTACTTTAACAGTAGAAGATAAGAATATTGAACTTGGAACTAGCGGATCACCTTCCGATGCCACAGCCGATGGTGGTGGAATTACATTGAAGGGAACTACTGATAAGACGATTGCTTATAGTAATACCACTGGAGTTTGGGAAAGTAATATTGGTTTTGGAGTAAAAGGATCTGACACTCCAACTGGTTTGTACAGTGCTATCAGCAAATATGGTTCACTGCTGATAGGCACCTCTTCACAGATAGTTACTGATGCAAAATTGTCTATTGATGCAGGCAATGGCAACCTCAATTCTATCGGAACTGCCACGTTTGCTAACACTGTAAGAGTAGATCACTCAAATAACGTAGGTAGTGACCAACTTCTTCGTCTCGGCAATGTCAACAATA